ATTTACGATTCTGGTAATTTAAAATATGAAATTATAACTGAATAATAATCATGTCACGAGTTTCGAATACATCTTCAGTGATAGTGTACTCTAATTTAACTACAGCACCATATTGACTTTGAGGTGCTTCTTCGAAAGTTATTGAATTTACTTTCAAATTAGGAATGTATTTTTTAATGGCTTCACTAATTTCAGATTTTATCTCACTTTCAGTAATTCCATCATAAGGATTAAATAAATATTTTCTTAAATTGGTTCCAAAATCAGGTAAATATAAACGTTCACCCTTATTGGTTAGAATTAAATGTAATAAATCAGCCTTGATTGCTTTATTATCAACGGTATTTAAATCTAAAAAGAACCCTTTTGGACTATCTTTAAAGGGGAAGTTAATATTAATACTCTTATTTGCCATGACTTTATTTACTAATAAATATCTAAAAGTAAAGTTTTAAACAAAAAAAAGAGGTGTAAGTCTAATTCTATATGACTTACACCTCTTGGCCTTAACATAAATGATAAGGGAAGCTGTTAAAAATTAACCACATTTAGAACTACCACAGATTTTACATCGCTGACAACCTTCTTCATAAATAATACTATTTTCTGCACCGCAATCAAGACATTTTTTAGATGAAGAAGTTCCATCCTCAATATATCTCTTAAGAGTTCTAGCAATAACCTTTGTAAATGAAGTGATATCACCCTTCCCATTGTTACACATTTCAACAGCGAATTTAACATGCATACCATGTCTTAATGCAGCTGATAACCCTCTTGTGAACATCTCTTCTTCATCAGTCATATTGCTACCGATATTATCATAAATCATTTCTTCAGTACCTCTAGTTATAAGACTATAATGACCAGATTTAATTTTCTTATTATAAGCTTCAGTATAACCTTTACCAATTTCTTCATCACTAGCAAATACTTCATAAACTTTACCTTTTAATAATCCAATTATTACTGTATAAATTTTACCTTTTACTTTAGAATGATAAATTTCACATTCTAATTTTTCAGGTCTTTTTGGTGCGTCTGTATAAACAATTTCATCTTCTTTAGGGTCAGTTTTAGTAACTAAAACTCCAGTTCTACAACCATCACGATAAATAGTAACACCCTTCAAATTCATATCCCAAGCTTTGATGTAAATTTCAGAAACTTCCTCTTTAGTTACATCAGTAGGTAAATTAATTGTTGAACTAATTGAATGGGTTGTATATTTCTGAATTATTGATTGAATTTTAACCCTTTCAATCCAATCAATGTCATTAGCACTACTATTGCTATACGGATTAGGGTTATTGGTTATGAACATCACCACTTTAGAAACTAAATCTTCTTCTTCAGCTTTGGTTTTATTCATTTTATCATTTAATTCAGTGATTGCTTCATCCAATTTATTGATTTTGATATAATCCATAAGCGGTTTATGAGTTACTGAAAACTCTTGCCATTGGTCACCATTATCATCAGTAAAATCTACTCTAGCGTTTTTATCGTTAGGGTTTAACTTTTTACGTCTTAAATAAGGGAATACGGAAAATACTGGCTCTAACCCCGAAGTAGTTTGAGTAAGAATACTCACACTATTATGACTCACTAAACCATTTTCTAATGTATAGTAATGTGTATCACCCACCTCAAAATCCATAGTATAATCATATCCATCTACAATATCTAATATTTCACATTCACTGTAATTAACATTACTAATATCAATTATTTCGTTATTTTCCTTCATTATTTTATTTTATTAATTATTTTATTACTTAAATTTTTTATTACTCCAATTTTATTTAAACGATATTCCTTTTCCCATATAATATATATGATATACCCTAAAGATTCTATTTTTTTTATCCTTTCTTCATCTTTTTCCCTAATTATTTTTGAAATATCATCATTATATATTTCTGGATTTCTATGCCAGTAATCACCATAAAATTCAACAACTATTTTACTTTCTTTAATTAAAAAATCTGGCTGAATTATTTTATATTCTTCATCATGAATAAAGAATTTATATTCATTTTCAGAAAAATAATATTTATCATCAACATCTTTTTTTATTTCATTAAATAAATTATTACAAAATTCATCACCAATTTTAGATTGACCATTAATAAAATTATTAGTTTTTTTATTAATCAATTCTACCCACCTAACTTTACCTTCTATTTCACCATACTTATCTAAATAATATTTTTCACTATGAATATATTTTAGTTTTTTAATATAATTAAAATATCGTCTATTACCTTCAACATCACCATATAATCTAATAAAATTCTTAATATTATTAGATTTTTTTTTATTAGCTAATTTATATTTTTTTTCACCCTCTATTAAGCCGTGTTTTTTAATGAAAGATTTTAAATCACTCGTTCTTTGTCTTTTAATTAATTGTTTTTTAGCTTTATTAATATCACCATTATTTTCTTCTAAAAAAAATTCATATCTAGTATTATGTAACCTATTATTATATTTTGAGTTGGGGTTTTCTTTTATTTTTGTTTTAACAATACAATTATCTTTAAATTCATTATATTTTTTTAATCCGTCTTTTTCACCATATCTCTTAATAAAATTTGGTAAATCTTGCCTAATTTTAGATAACCAATTATTATATCTATTAGTACCGTCTTTTTCACCATATTTCTCAATCATTTTTTCTAGTGATATTCCTGACTTTTTCTTATTATTGAATTTATCTGTACCACGCTTTTCACCAAATTTAATAATATAAGTTTCTAATGTTGATGACCTCAAAAATGATTTATATTTTTTTAACCCATCTTCTTCACCATATTTACTAACCAATTCATTATAATATTCTACATATTTTATTTTCATAACTAACGCCCTTTGTAATAAGTATAAAACAAAGGGCGTTTTAGTTAATTTATTTTAATAATTTTATCAGAAATTTTCAATTCGTCAGCTCTAACCCATTTAGCCTCAGTTTCAGAAACCCTAACCAACCACTTATGTTCGGTACTAGATTCAACACTTTCATTATTACCCAATTTAATTTTTTTAGTTTTACTATAACCATTCCAATATAATTTATTTATTTTATGTTCACCACCATTAATATCATAAACCATTATTTCTTCTTCAATATCAAACCAAATATTTTTTTCATTTTTTAATTTATCTATATCAATACCATTAATTAAAAATAAATCTTTCAATTCAATGATACCTCGATTTGTTTTTAGTTTAGTTTCTTTAACTAAGCAACCTGTAGGTGCAACCGTTGAGAATGATACGTTTCTTCTTCCATAAATAATCATTCTATCATATTGCTCTTTAAACTCAGTTTTAAGCATCTTAAAGAACTCATTGGTGCCTACACCATCAGAATACTCTAATTCGTTGTTATATCCATCGAAATGACCTCTAAGAGCTGCTAAATCGATAGTACAGTCTAACTCACCGCTCATTTTAGCCCTCATAACCTTATCAATGATATCTAACCCTTCTTCAGAATCATAATCAACACCAGTGGCCGCAATCATATCACCTAACCCAGTAAAACCACATCCAGTTCTTCTACCAGAAGCTGCAACTTTACGGATATTTTCCCAAAGTTGTAATTCAACAGCTTTTGTCATTTCGCTTTCAGGGTCATTTTTAACCTTAGCGATAATTCTATCAATTTTTTCTAATTCTAAATCAACTAAATCATCAGCTAATCTTTGTTGCTCGTAGGCCGCTTCATATACAGCTTGATAATTGACTCTAGCGTTTTTAGTAAATGGGTTATCTACAAATGAATAAAAATTCAATGCCATTAATCTACAAGCATCATATGGTTGCATAAATATTTCACCACAATTACCAGTCGTACCAAACTCTCCTTTAAAAGTGTGTGTATCATCAAATACTGTTATATCATACACATCCTCAAAAATACCAGTTGGTTCAACATTTTTAATAATTAAATACTCTCTATTATCTTTATATGTGTTTTCATAATTTAATATAGTATCTAATTTATCTTGTTTATCTTTAGAAGTTAAAGTAAAACACGTTGCAAATTTCCTACTGTGTACCCCACTAATAACTAAATTATACCCAGTAAACGTTTTATCATTTAACTTATCTTTACGCTCTTGTATATTACTAGAAATTCCAAATAAATTTAATAATTTTTGAACGTCTTTTACTATGTTAAATCTACTACTTGTTAATGTAACTCTACTATGTACTAAATCTTCATTAGCCCACACAGAGCCATCAGCAGAAAACAATCCATCTATAAACCCTTTTATAAATTTATTACCACTTTTGAAAACTGTTTCGGGTATCCCATTAATTTTATCATACCCTAATTTTAATCTATCACAATACTCTCTGAATCCAATCTCGCTAATATATAGTGAGTATGCTTCACTTTCATGGTCTCTATTAAAATTATTGTTAGTGTTTTTTATTTTATTTTCACCGATTATATTAAGTAATTTATCGCCACAATCTAATAATTCATCATCAGATACTATAAATCCGTATTGTTTAACTCCCTCAGTTGTTATCGAAGTGTGTCCATCACCTAACCAATAACCACTTAAAAATCCATCATTTTTTGTTAATTTACAACTCACATTACCCTCATAATTAGGGTTAAACTCTAAATGTGTTCTATCACCACCAAGTTTTGGGTGTCCAAACATTAACTCATCAGTCCTTTTTTTCAAAACCGAACCATTCACTTTATTAAAAATATTTTTCTGTGAATTCAATATCGGCCATTTATGCTCAGCAGTGCAATATACTTCATATCCATTAGTAAAAGTAATTTTATACAATTCTTTACCTTTACCAGATAAAAACACTTTACCAACTTGCCATTCATTTTTAATATTTTTAACGATTGTTAACCCATCACTTTCAGCTAATTCCTTTATAGGGTATAACCCTAAATCAGTTTGTATTAATGTATCATGACGCAATGAAGGGTTTGTAGTTATACCTCTATATTCTGGATAAACACCATCAGGGCTATAATCCCAGTGTCTATCAATGAAAATCTGACCAGGTTCAGCGTTGTCCCAAGCATTCTCAATTATAAGGTCATATAATTCTTTAGCTTTAATTTTTTTAACCCAAGTTTTAACGTTATTAGCATCTTCTAGCGTATATAATTTATTATATTCATATTCATTCAATCCATCCCATTCAGGGTGTATTTCTTCATTAATTGGATATCTTAAAATATAATCCCCATCAGCTTTAACCGCTTTCATGAAATCATCTCTTAATGAAACTGATATGTTAGCACCAGTAACTTTGGTTCTATCATTCTTAATCTTAACGAAATCAGCTACATCTGGATGTCTTACATCAATTGAAAGCATAAGTGCACCTCTACGACCATTTTGAGCAACTTCTCTAGTTGAGTTACTAAATCTTTCCATAAAAGAAACTGCACCAGTTGAACTCTTGGCCGCATTTGATGTTGGAGTTTCACTAGGTCTTAATGACGATATATCGATACCTACACCACCTCTACGTTTCATCAATTGAACCAATTCTTGGTCTTTAAGCATAATTCCACCATAAGAATCTTCAGGTTGTCCTATAACAAAACAATTAGATAATGAACCAATTTGTTCGTCATTACCTAACTGTGACATAACAGAACCTTGTGGAACTATTTTACCAAAATTCTCCAATAAAGCGTATATTTCTTTAACTGTTAAATCTTTACGATTAAATCCATAATCACTAAGTTTAATTTCTGGATTATCCAATAATTTTTTTAATTCTTTTACTTGATATTTACCATCAACTCTAGCAAATTCTTTTGCCATTCTTAAGTGCATATCAGCTGGCGTAGATTCTTCAATTTCCGAACCTTCATCCCCTAGTTTGTATTTATCATTCCAAACCGTTGCGGCTAAATCATCACCGCTAAAATATTTAACTCTTTTTTCTTTTTTAGTTAACATCCTCTGTTTTTTCTTTTTTATCAACTTCAGAAGTGATTAAAACTTCTTTAGTTTTTTCATATTGTTCGAACAAATCTTTCATTCTTCCTTTAACTTGTTCATTCTTATAGTCATCCATTTCTGAAGCTTTTAATACTTTACCTTCATCAATAGTTATTTGTATTTTGGAGTTATCAAATACTACATCAGTAAAAATAATTCCATCTACACCAAACCTAGATTTTAATATCGCCATATTAGCTCTACCACCCTCTTTTTGGTCTAAATCTTTAGCTATTGAAACAATAAAATGCCCAATTTGACCTTTTTTGATTGACCCACCAATCATACTTGAATCAACATTTTCAGCATTAATCGATGAATTATGTGTATATATATCATTAGCGAAAAACATATGGGTATCATCCACAGTTATATCTATGGTATCTTCTTCACCTATTAAGTCAATACTCTCTATTTCATCTAAAGTAAACCCCTCTAGATTCATAATTTCATTTTTATTCATTTTTTATAAATTTTATACATTCTTTAATTACTTTTTCTTTATTAACCTCAAATTCACTATCTCTAACCCTTAAAATCTGATAACCCTTAGAAGTTAAAAACTCATCCCTCAATTTATCAATTTCAATTTGTTTTTTATTTAAATGCCAATAATCTCCATCAAATTCGATTATTTTATTCTCACATTTAAAATCTACTAAAATATTGTTAAAACCAAATTTATTTACTATGAAATATTCTTCACCATTTAATTTTGCAAAACGACAAAGTTTTTTCTTATCGTCACTTAATTGATTATAAATTAACCAAAATAACTTTTGTGAACTTTTACTATAAAAAACACCACTATCATTAATTTTACTTAAATAAGATTCATATTTATTAATCCCATCTTTTTCTCCATACCTATTGATAAAACTTTTTAAGGAAGTTTTATCCATACTTTTTTTATACTCAACCCATTTAATATTACCTTTTTCACTACCATAAGTATTTATATAATATTTTTTTGAGAATCTATAACTCTGCTTTTCATTTCTTTTTTTCCACTTAAAGTAACCAAGTTTTACACCATATTTATTTTGATATTCATTCAATGTCCTACCATTCCTATATGGTTTTATTTTTTTTCTTTCATTTTGAGTGTTTATTTTTTTATTTAACCTTTCCACCCATTTTTTTTTACCTTCTATTTCACCATATCTATCCACACAACCTTTTAAACCCCAAGGTGTTTTAGATTTTCTTAAATATTCATCATACTTTTCATTACCGATTATTTTACCATATTTTTCAATATACTTTTCCAAAGTATGAGAAAACTTAACCCCCAATTCAAACCTCTTTTTATCTACATTACACTTACCATATCTTATTTCTAAGGCATACTTACTAGCAATATCATTATTCAATTCTTTCTGTATAATTTCCAACCTTTTAACCCAAGGGATTGTACCGTCAACATCATATTTTATAAAATCGTGTATATTTTTAATTCTATTTTTTATAGTAACACTATTATATACATCACAAATATTATTTATTTCATTTTTATGTCTTTGAGTTAAAACCCCTTTTAGATAAAGGGGTTTTATGGTTTTTCTATTAATTACATTTTCTACGTCAATTTTAATCATGATAATATTTTAATATAAATATCACCGATAATGTAAAAGTTTAAGTGCAATACAAAAAAGATTATTATTATTTTTTACCTAAAAGTATGTTTCCAACTTTTAAACCATCTTCAATTGATAACATTTCACCATCTTTTGTTGGGAACTTATGTTTTTTAGATACTTTAATGGTTTTACCAGATTTTAATTTTATTTTATAAACTGGTTGCTTAGCAATAGGAAATATATGGGTAACTTTTTTGTAACCCTTATGAGTTAAAATTTCATCCCCTAACTTAACATCTCTAATTTCAATTTTACCACGTTTAGAATCTTCAATAATAGTATCTAATGAAACACATCGATTACCTTGAATTGCAGTCCATCCAACCAAATCAAATTCGCTCAATAATGATTCGAATTGTCTCATAATTGGCCCTTCAGCCTCATATCCCTTATCGTAATGTTTGGTTGATGATACACAATCAATGTAATCAATTAAAATTACATCAGGTTTTCTACCAGCGGCTGCTAGTTTTCTAATATAATTTTTAATCATAGGAATTGTTGTTCCATCACTAGGAAATTTTTTCAATTCTAAATACCCTTTACCATCATTTTTTTCTTTCATGACTTCATCAATGATGGGTCTGTTTGCTTTTAATGGTAAATCGTTTTGAGCTATCCCAGTCCAACATGATAAATGTTTTCTTTGAATCACTTTAGGAATATCTTCAAAAAATATTTGAAGAACATTATATCCATGATTAAAAGCTTCGTTGGCTATTTTGGTGACCATGGTTGTGTTATGTGTTACTATATAATCATCAGTTATATATAAATGTTCTGGATTATCAACCATAATACATTGAGCTTCTTCCTCATGTGAATATTCAATACTAGTAATAAATTTATTATTAGCATATTTAGACCTTTTACTTAAATTATTCAACTTCCTTTCAAGTCTACATGGATTAAATTTTATTTGTGTTGGTAAACTAAAATAAACTCGATATGCTTTTTTACATCTAATTTTAACCCCCTCTTTCAAATAACTACCAATTTTTACACCTATATTACAAGTACCACCTAATGACAATACTAATTCTTTGATTTGTTCCGACATCATTTTTGATACGGTACAAATCTCAATTCTATTGTTACCAATATAACCATCAGTATCTACTAATCCTTGTAATAACGAAACTCTATCTTCAACTGAAGAATATAGATAGTTATGTGGGATAAATTTAGTTTCTGAATTACAACCATATAATTTTAAACTACTTAAATCATCTTTAATACCTAATAAAGAAATTTTTGTTAAGGTTCTTTCTACATTTTCAAATTTCCCATTTTTGTAAACTTCAAACATTCGTGTTTGCTCAGTAATATTAATATTATTATGATATTTTTCAATTTCATCTATTAATTCAACATCTTTAGTTGTAATATGGGGTTGATTATGTTCAGTTATACATCCATCACCTAATATAACACCTAATAAATATGGGTTAATAATTAATTCATTTTTATTAAAATTTACGGGTAAGATATTTGGTATTTTATAATTTAAACGCTTATTACCCCAAACCCTAACTTTATCAACCATATCAATAGTTTTTAAAGTTTTAAATGAATTATCAGGTTCTAATTTAACCATCACACCATTTTTTTTAGTTTTTCTATTTCGTTGATTGATTGTATTAACTGACCATAAATGTTCAGCATCACATAAAGTTTTAGTATTATCATTAAATCTAACCTCATAAATTGGTCTAACGCCTTGTGGAAACACTCCAGTGACTTTAGTCGCTTTACCATCCCTACTTATAACTTCATCACCAACTTGTATCTCACCCATAGTAGTCCAACCATTAGGTGTTAATATTTTAGAATGTAATGGTTGTGCTTTACCAACACCAAACGGTGCTAATATAACACCCAATTCACCTTTTGATAAACCACCACCCATTTTATCATCTAAACCAGCAATACCTGTAGGTATTGGTTTTCTAAAATCATCCTCTAGAACTGCCTCAATATTAAAAAAAACATCAATTCCAGAATCTTTATCACTTCCGACTTCTAACGCTCTTTTTAATATTTCTTCACATTCATCATATGAATCTAAATCACCTTTATCTATTATTTCTTGAATTTCATGAACTGATTTCTTTAATTCTTGTTGTTTACAAAATTTCATGGCCATATCCTGAACATATTCTGAATCGTTCAGGTTACCATCTTTAATTTCAGCTATTGATGCTTTGATATATAGTTTAGTAGTTTCATTATCTTTTCTACCATTTAACCTAAATTCTAAGCTTTCAATATCTGGTATAACTTCATCAGTCTCAAACGCATTTTTTATTTCAGATGCTATAATTCTCAAATATAAATCTGTGAAGTAGTTTGGGTCTACTATCCCCATTATATTTGTAGCAAATTTATGGTCTGTGATTAATTGGGTTATAAGTCTTCTTTGGTAAGGAATTCCTAAAAATCCAAAACCATCTTGCTTGTTGATGTCACTCATATTAATCTTGTTTTATTCTCTCTAAATCATAAGCACTTAGTCTATTAAGCCTAGTTAATTTAACACTACCAAAATGATGTGTATATTCCTTCAGGCTCAAATACTTTGAGATTATATTAATAATCTCTGGGATAATACCTCTAATATCAATCTCATACCTCACATTTGGGTGGAATAAATTACCATCAAACGTTCCTGAAGCTATAACGTCTTTTTTTAAATCCGTAATATCAAACTGACCGTTTTTATTTTTCAATTTATTCACATTATTTTTGGACACTTCTAATGTAAAATAATCATCTTTGTTAAACAAATTGTTGTTTTGTAAATTGTAAGGTTTATATGAATTATCAATACATTGGTACTTGAAAAATTCAGGTATAAGGCCTAATGTTAAATTTTGATTTACTCCCATGATTTCATCCATCATTTCTTTAATCTCTAAAGACTCTCTACTATCACTATTATAATTTTTGATACTAAAAAATCTTTGACAAATGATATTATCATTAATCTTTAATGAAAACTCAAATGGTTTTACGATGCCTGTCCTTTTTTCCATAATTAATTATTTATTAAATTCGCTTCTTTTTTCTCTCTTTCTATCAGTTGTTTAAAAGGTAAAAGATAGTTGGTACTGAATGATTCAATTTGTTTTGCAACACCATCACGTTTCATATATGTGTAAACGTTTTTAATTCCACGTTCTTCAAAATCACCCATAGACCCTTTGTTATATTTCAATAACTGTTGATTTACTTTATCAATTAAAGGATTACTTAAATCAATAATCACTTCATTGATTTTGTAAATATCCTTACCCTGTACACCATCAGTGTTAGATTCAATAATATTTGTCAATGCTTTTATTGGTTTTTTCTTTTCTTTAATCCTTTCCTCTTGATATTCCTTAGCTAAAGTAATTATTTCTTGTAATGATATTTCTCTTTCAGCTAATTGAGGGAAGTATTTTAGTAATGTAGTTTCTTTAACACCGCTAATTCCCTTAATACAATCACTATTATCACCACCAATAATTTTTATCAGTTTACTATTTTTATGGTGATGTTTGAAATGCTCTCGATAATTTTTGGTATCGATATACGCTTTCTTATCACACAAATATATCCTAACATCTTCATTAATTAATTGACACAAATCTCTATCCGTTGTACAAATAGTAATTTTTTCATCAGCACTTTTAATTTTACAATAATAAGCTATGAAATCATCAGCTTCAACACCAGCATTAGTATTATCAATCATTTGTCTAATACATAATTCTTCTAGATATTGTCTTATTAAAAATTTTTCAGTTACCTCTTGTATGTCAACTGGGTGCGTACCATTGATGTAATCTTTATTTCGGTCTACTTTGTAATCTGAGTATAATTGCCATCTCATCTTACCACTAAATTTACCATCCCAAAATACAAAGACCCTATGATACAGTTTTTCTTCAAGAAGTTTTCTAAGGATGGTAATAAACGCATAGAGTCCACCTATGTGTTTACCATCCCTAGTAAACATATCTTTCGCCCCAAAAAATCCCAACTTAAATAGGGCGTTTCCATCAACAAGTAAAATATTCTTAGTATTACTACTAAGAGTATTAAATTTTCTCGGCTTATTAGCCATAATCCTTTTTTTAACGTTAATATTAAGCTCCTAAATCTTCAACAGATTTTTCACCCTCTTCAGTCGTATATGCTATTTCAACATCATAAGACACATTTAGATTTTCATGTATGAAATCTCTTTTTTCTTTCTTATAAGCGTCTAATTCATCTGGGTTCCAGAAACCATGCGGTGTTGAAGCAATACTACCTTTCTTTTCAATACCATTAATATGATTCTTTTCACAAGAAATTTTTACTTCAGTTCCATATTGAAATTCATTTCCTAAAGCAGTTGCTTTAAGTTTAGATGTGCCATGTGAAATAATGCCACCCATATGAACTATTAATCTAGAGTTAAAGAACATAAATTCACCACAACTGTGTTTAATCTTCATATTCATACTATCATACCAAATTTTTTGTACACAAATAAATGTATTTGTAAATTCACTATCTTCTCTTCTAGAAGTTGGTATTCTAAAATTAACAATTGCTTGAAATACTTTCATTGAACCAGCATTCCACATATTGTTAGTTGTTTTAGATATTGCAGATTTAAAACCATTTAAAGTTCCGATGGAATCCCATAAGAAACATAGGTTTTCATTTAATTTTCCTTCAGCTTGTAAATCTAATAATTCTGTCATATATAAAGCGATATCTTCCAAAACTGGTTCATATCTTAATGGTGTTTTACCTTCTTTACTGTGTTGGTGGTCATAATTTTGATACCTATCAAGTAAATCTTTATTACCCATAAACAGGAAATTACCACCATAAGTGATTTCACCCGTTTCTTCATCCACTACTTCCTCAAATTGCATTCCGCATAACCTAGCGTGAGTCCAATTAAAGTTACCTTCAGTTTCAAATATAACTGGTAAGTCACCTATTCTTTGCGCCCCAGCAATTGCCTCATAAAACGCAGTTGATTTACCAGTGTTTGAGTAACCTCTTACTGAGTTTACAAAACCTCTAGCAAATCCTGGTAATTTAATCGCATCATGCCATGCTTTTGATAATGGAACCCAAGTTAAATCTTTATCTTTTATTGTTTTTTGAATGCCTTGTGATTTTTTAAAATCTTCTAAACTGTATTCGGTCTTTGCTACAGTCGTTTTTGATGGTTTTTTAGCCATAATTATTGAGCCCCCTGAGTTTATTTAATTTTAACCCTATTTCGTTATTATTAGAGCTAAAATAAGGGGGTAGGTAACCTCACCCCCTTTCACTTCTTATTTAATTTACCGTTAATTAAAATGGTAAATCATCATCTTCTTCTTCATCAATATCAACATCAGCCACATATGTTGTCTCTTTAGAGGCAACTGGAACTTCAGTTTCAATTGGAGTTTCAGATTTTTTTTGTGCATTTGCACCCATACTCACTTTAGAATCTAAGTCTTCAGCGGTATCTTGTTCGTCTTCAGGAGATAAGCTTGATTTAGCAACAAACTTTTCAAGTTTTTTACTCCAAGCTGGAACTTCTCCCATCACGATTAATTTTAAATAATCATAATCTTTCACTGAATAAACATCTTGCCATGTTTTTTTGTCTTCAACCCATTTTTTAGATAATTTAGCATCAGAACTTAATGGTTTTCTGTCCATTGCTTGTACTGAATTTACTGCTGGATATGTTCCACCTCTTGGGTTTTTAACTCTTACAACGTTAAGAACTAAATCTCTTCCAGTTTCTGCATCAGTGATATCTTCACCAACCATTTGAACAGATGCCATGATTTTGTCCATGATACCTTCTTTCTTATAGTTGATTGGGAATCTCCAGAATTTTGGGCCGTCAGCCTCATTTTCTCTATCAATTACTTTAACAACATACATTAACCTAGATTTATAGCTTTTCGCTAATTCATCGTCACTTTTTTCGCCAGTAGCCATAAGTCTCTCTCTTGCTTCGCAGAAAGGACATGGTACGTCTTCTAATTTAGCGATACATGTAAATTTACGATTTTTACCATCAACTTTTGCACTATGAACGTGAACTTCTTGAAAAGGAGAACCGTTTACAGGTAAAATTCTGATGTGTTTCATTTTACTATCAATACCATCAGGTAAGAAAGTTGTAAAATAGTTTTTAATATCAAATGAATTTTCACTTGAGAATGATGTAGCTTTTTCATACTGAGAAAGCATTGCGTCTAACACTGAGTTTTTTTGTGTTTCCATAATAATTTATTAATTGTTTTTAATGGCCCGACTTCGTTTTTTAATATCGGGGTCTTTATTTGTATTACCACCAGTTATAATTCATCAGCGGCAATCTTTAGTTAATTAAACTGAATTTAAGTAACGTGATGCAATTATACTACAGAAAAGAAATTATTACAAGTATTTTTTAAAGTTTTTTCAAAAAAAAAGTGTGATATTTTCATACCACACTTTAATAGTCTCTTTTTTAATGTTTTATAGGTTAAAATTTCTTTTTAATAAATTCATCTTCATTTGGATTTACAAACGAATCTTTAATTTCAATTGCATTATAATCTCTATCTACTTCATCTTGAGTTAGTACATATTCTTCATCTTCTTTTTGTCCACCCATTGCGTCATAATTACCTTCTTTTTCTGACCAATAATCTGTTAATTTTAAGCTATATGGAAATGAATTTAATGATTGCATTTCTAATCTTTCTTGTGGTGTTGGATTTCTTTTTTCAATTTCATGTTCCAAATCATCAATTTTTTGATTAATTGCTGTCATTTTTTCTAATGATTGAGATAATGTTTCAAATTTACCCATTAATATATCAATTTGTTGACTAGCTCTATCAGAAGACGCTTTTGCTTCTTCCGTGCCTTGTACTAATTCAGTTACATCTAATTCAACTTCATCTTCCATTGCTTCTGGTTCTGGTAATTCTTCACTACCAGCTTCAGGAAATTCTTCATCACCCATATCTTCACTACCAGCTTCAGGAAATTCTTCATCACCCATATCTTCACCACCTTCTGGAGCTTCACCTTCTGGTGGCTCTTCGGTAATAATTTCGCCAGTTTCATTGTCCAATTCAGGGTCGTAAACCTCTTCTTCTTCTACATAGAAATCATATTCAAATAATAACCTGAATTTATCTCTATCTTTTTTATTATCTTCGTTTGTATATTTTTTCATTACATTAAAAGTTGTCTTCCGTCTTCAATTATTATTTTTTTGTTGACTCTTTCAACAATACTCTTATCAACCTTAATAAGTTTAGGTCTGCAATTACCATCTAAATCACAAACAGTTCCTTCTTCATTATCACCTTCCAAAAACCTATTTAAATCGTCTAATTTATTTTTCTCCATAATATTAAATATTTAAAGTACTTATTTTAATATAAATAGAGAGAAATTAGCAAAAAAACCGTTTTAAGTCTATTAAAACCAAATTATTGTTACTATTTATTATTAATTGGTTTTCATATTTACTCCAATCAATCTTCCACTGTTTATAATTGATATTACCTTTTGGTAAATCAAATTCAGTTTCTATTAACGTATTTAACGCATTTATCGTATAAAAAGTCTTTTTCTTTTTATGAACTATTAAGGCGTTTTTGAAGTGTTTTCTAAGGTTTATATGTCCCCCTAGCGGTAATTCTATAAAAAAAGTTAAGATATATTGGGATTTATCTTGGAGGCTTTCAAATATAAAAACTTTATCTGAATCTACCTCAAAGGTGTTTTGAATATATATTAAGAACTCTTTTAACACCTCCTTATCTATAAAAGAGGCTATTAATATTTTTTTATTCATGTGGATTAATTGAATATAACAATGGAACATACTTACAATCGTAATTTAATCGTTCCAAATGGTTATTATATTCAATAAGTATCTCACTACCTTCCAGAAACACCTTGCTTTTCTTAATTATTTTTTTCTCAGCTTTTTCAATATTAGACCCTACAAAATTCAATAAATTCAAGTCAACACCAAAGATTAAATTACCCGAATAAATATATATTACATTATTCTCATTTTTATAAGAAATTGGGTCTTTTAATTTAAGTATTTTTTTAACAATTTTATATAATTTACTTCTATCAAATTGAATTACATCTAAATCTACATAGTTTATATTTTCAATAGCTTTTTTATATGCATGCCTCATAAAGTCCTCAAGGTCTGGCTCATATATTTTACGTTCAACAGTTCGTCTAAATGTCCAAAAGATATTTTTATTAATACTTCTATTTAATACATTGATATTGTCAATACCATATAAATCCACCACTGTTTCATACCCTATGATTAAAGTTGGTAAATTGGTGTATATAATATCGTCCAAAGATTTAACAACGTTAAACTCTGGGCCAACATTTATTACATCAGTACAAACAATATTAGCTATTTCCATATTGCAAAGATACTAAAAAATAATTAAAAAAACAAATAATTAAATTGAAGAAATAAATCCATGATTTATTTCTACAGTGGGTTCTTTCCAATATAATGCATCTTTTGGGTTATTAAATCTTTTCATAAAGTATGATGCAGCTTGACTTCGTTTATGTGGAAAAAATATGGTAGCATTTGGGTCATCTTGTGGACATCCCCAACCTTTAGTATATGGTCCACTATAAATTTCATTTAAAGTGTTATAACCTTTAGTTCTAGCGCAACCACAACATACTTCCACATAATGAGCAAATAAAAATGCAACATATTGTTCATCATAATATGTTACAGGTGGTGTGATTATATTTACTTCTTTTATAAATTTATCCCACGTTTCCATTTTTGTTAAATAATCTAATTGTTGTTCAACAGTTGAAAATATACCACTTGAATATAATTGAAATACATCGGGGTATGAACCAAAATTCCATTGTATTAAACCTATTGATACTAATTCATTTGTATCTCTTGAGTTTACGGCTGATAAATTAAAACTTGATTCAATCTCCATATTACCCATGATTCCAGCAACAATTTCTTTATTATACCCTCTATCTTTAAAATATTGTTTAACAGCGACTTGATTCTGGTTGAGTTCTGCTGTTGTAGGTTTAGTAAAAATATAATTTGTATTACTACCAACATTACTTAAATCGCTTAATGAAGCCCCCTTAGAATCGACTTCATCTAAGTTAGCTAATAAATGTGCATATAGTGTTTCATCATCAACCATTTTAGTTTTAATCCTTCTAATTCTAACCCCTTTAAATGTGGTTGTCATATGATTAGCTTTAATATGATGTCTAGTATTAATAATAGTGTAAGCACCATCAAAAATAGGGACATTATTAATTTGGAATAACATAAATGGTTGAATTTGTGCACAACCTAACATTTCAACTTCAACTGAGTATGCTCTATTATTATAAATATCGAATAAGTTTTGACCAATTGAGTTATTTCTATTCAATTTAGAAAGACTATCGATAATTTCAAGACTTTCATTTGTTTCAGTAAATTCACTTTGGTCTAAATGAATTTCTTTAAATATTGATTGGTTTTGGTCTACATAATTAACTAAAAAATAAGGTATGTTTTGACCACCATCTTTAAAATCTGTTGGTAATTCCGTATCTGTGATTATTAATTCACCAGTTTTTGGGTCATATTTACTTGGTAATGAAAAACTATCATTAGGTCTTTTTGTGTTTTTTTTATCAATGTTTAATTGATTTGATTGTTCACCAAAATACATACAAATAAATTGTGGGTTAGTGGCAGTAACTGAATCATTAAAATTATATGGTTCAAATATACTAGTAACACTTTCTTTAGAAGAATAATCAATAAATGTTGGTAATGGAATAAAATCAAAGTTATTATCTCTAAGTATTCTAGCAATAAAATTATAAAAACTAATGTTTGAATTACTTGATAGGTAATCTACGAATCCAGTAGGTGAAACTTTAAATTTACCGCTAATATCAATATAAGCCCTATCTAGAAAGTTAAAATTTTTGTATAAATTACCAGTTATTATAGATTCCATACTTGGATGTACACCAAGAATCCATTTATTATAAATAGATTTAATATTTTTATATAACCCTAATTTAATATCATCAACTTTATCAGTGCCAAATAAATTTTTATTAATTTCTGCATCAGGGTTAGTTGATGTAGCATTTAAGGTTTTATATGTGGAAAAAAATGTACTAAGATATTCTTTTTGTTGAATTGATGGAATTTCAAAATTACTAATTCTATCAGTTTTACCTTCCCAAATTCTATAAGTTCCGTTTATTAAAACTTTTTCATCAATAAGAAATAAGAATGTATCATTTGACGCTGGACTAGCGGTTATGATTTCTAAATCAAAATAACCCTTTTCGTTATTTGGTATAACTTTATAATTAGTTGAAACATTTGTTTTAAATCCTGTCGTATCATTAGGGTTGACTTTTAAGTTATTCCAAATTGTAATTATTTGGTCATCTGATGTGGTATCATCAAAAATTTCTAAATTATTCTGTATATTTAACCAACCATTTTCACTATCAACCCAATTAATAAACTCATTGATGAAAATATCTTTAACACTATTTGGTAAATTTTTAATTACATCTGAAAGTTGTTCGTACTTAGTAGAACCTATACTAACAGTATTAAAATTTATTGGTGTACTACTAATTGATGAATAAATTAAGTATTCATCTTTATTGATTTCAACATTATTTATATTAGGAATTAAACTTTCATCACCAATTTTTGTTATACTATATTTAAGAATATCTGAAGATTTAGAATTTCTAAATAATAAACCACCCATAAACAAAATCCAAGAATATGGGATTGAAGTAAACCCAGCCCTTTCATTAAAATATTTTAAAGTTTTATTACTCAATAACCCTAAAGGTAAAATTTCATAAGAATTTTTATATAAAAGTCCTTCAAAAGGTATTGAATGTAAAAATAATAAAGCTTTACTATAATTATCTGTTTGATTATAATAAAATCTAGAACCAAATAAATTATAAATTTTTTTATTACTTTTAAAATTTGAATTAAAAATAAAATTTTTACCTTCATCACCAGCTCTACTTATAAGATTTTCTTTTAATCTTATATCATAAAATTCATAAAATAAAGGTGATTCACTTTTTGGAGTTTTGTATGTCATGAATTCATGTGTTCTATATCGACCACCAAGTAATGTATTATGTGTACTCACTAACTCATTTTCAGCCATTTCGCTTACAACACCATTACCGTCACCACCCGTTACATAACTTTCGTAAATTAATTGTTTAGTATAATCACTTTTATCTATTATTTTAATAAATTTTTCATATTCAATCTCATTATTTGTACCCTCATTCAATTGACTATTAGATATTACATTACTAATAAACGTACCATTAAAATAACTTCTACCAGTATTTGTATTTAATTCATTAAATTTACTATCTAAAGATTTGGTTGTTTGGTTAATTGGAATAAATTCTGGTCTGTTATTAAATGCATCATTAAAATTTTTAAAACCACCATTACCAATATCTGGTTTATCGTGATGATAAACAATTTTATCCCCACCTAAAAAACTTTTATTATAATATAATCTTAATCCATGAAATGTGCCTACTTTACCAAATGTTTCTTGACTATCACCAAAATATGTTTTTATTTGTGTATCAATATTACCGTTAGGTTCTATTATAACATTTTTAACATCTATAAGAGTGTTATAGGCTTGATTAGCTTCAATTTTAGCTACTTCAGTAATTTCTTCAATAGTTAAATTTTTATGCGAAAAACCTAAAAATAATGCCATTCTTTGAACAATCAATTTCATGGCTGGTTGTATGTTAGAATGGATTACGCTATTCCAAGGATTTTCATTGTTTTCATCAAACGCTAATGTTTCTAATGGGTTTATTGGAAACCACGCTTTAGAGTCAGCGTAAATACCCTCTATTATTTCTTTATCCTTTTTAGCGGCCATTTTAATAGAATCGTATAAATCGTTGATAAATTTAACTTCAGCATATTCACTAAATTTACGCTTAGAACCTAACCATTTTTCAACCAAAGTACCATCACCGTTGGTGTCTTTACCTTCATCTTCTACATATTCTGGAAATGGTGCAACCGCAATTTGATTAGAACCGTTAATGCTTATAAATTCAGTAAAATTTCTTTTATCAGCTGCTTGTAAATTTCTATTACCATTTTTTCGGTCATTTTCTATTTCTTCTTCAAGGTTTTTAACAACATCAATAAATAAATCAACATGGTCACATAAAATTTTAAATAAAGACCCTATTGAAGCGTCAAATTTAGTTCCTTCTTTTTTTAAGAAACTGTTAATATCTTGAGTGAAAGATTCAGTTACTAACTTTTTATTTTTATCAAATTCCTCTTGTAATTTTTCCCTAGTTAATCTAACTTTATTTAATGCAAATCTAATATCAACCATGTTTTTTATTGAAGGGTCGGTTATTAAATTATTATCTCTATACTTTTTATTAATTATATCAAGCGTATACCCATACATTTCTTTAATAAAAGTGTCATTTTGTTCTTTTATTTTAAAATTAAGGTATTTTTTAATATCCTTACTTTTTTGAAATTCATCAAATGAATAAAATGATGTAGTAGCTATATTAAATTCGTTTTTACGAATAAAATCTGCTACTTTAAAATTATTATAAAATATTCCATTACTATCCAATTGAAAATCTTCAATATTTAACTTAAAAGTTTTTGAATCCCCTTTAACTTGGTTTAACTCATTATATTCTTCAACTAATTTTAATGTGGAATTTTTATATTCTTTTTTAGTAGTGTCAGATAATGTATATGGTTTTAAATAATCAGGATTATTTGTGAAATAATTTACATTGGTATTCATAGCTACAGCCATGTTTTGAGCTGTGGTTACCCCAGTGTCAGTAAGTTTAGTATAACCTTCAAATATTAATGGAAACACATTTGTTAATGATTGTTCAATGGAAAGTAATTTCGTATTTAATTTATCATAAATGGTTAACGCCTTTAATTGTTTATTATCTTCTCTGAATTTAATGATATAATCTTCCAATTTTTTAACAATACTTCGTAATTCTTCAAAAGTTGTAAACCCTTGAATGGATTTAATAGCATTAATACCTTTTTGTGTGTAAGGCGTTCCTTTTAATATACCCATTAATAAATCAGATAAAAATGCATATGTATAACCAATAAAATCACATGTAATAATAAAACTACCCGTTTCATTATCTAAATTACCGTTAAATTTAGTCATATGTAAAGCATATTGAACGGGTTTTCCGTAATAACCTTTAACAGTTAAATAAAATATTGGGTAAGGCATTTTAAATAAAAATGAATATGGTGACTCTTCACCTAATTCAAATAATTGACCTCTTATATCTTTGAATTTGATTTTTACAATAGGTACATATGAAGTGTTAAAACTAATATCTATTGTCTCGATACCTAATGTACCCAAATCTTTATTATCCCTATTAAATTTAGTGTTTAATTCAGTGTAGTGAGTTGTTAAATACTTTTCTTCATTACCAGAACCATCAATAAAACTAATTCTAGTTACTTCATTACTGGTAGGGTTAGTAGCGTTTATATTATTTTTAGAATAAATTATAGGGTCATCACCTCTTACTAAAACTTCTAACTCAACAGATATATTTAAATCTTCTAAATTAGCTGCTGTAGAGTCTTCACCATTTGGGTCTATAACCCAAAGATTCTTAACTTTAGTAACTTTAACATTCGACTTTAAATTAGCCATACAATTTGAAATATATATCTATTTCATCTAAATAATCATTAATAGATGTAACGAAAGGGAATGGTACCCTAATTATTTTATTATTTGGTATGTTGAATTCTAAACCTCCAAATTCTGGGTTTGCTAACATAATTAACCACCCATAATAAGGTGTATCGTAATATTTTTGACTCAACACATCAAATCTAGTGCTACCAACCTTATAAATCAAGTACTTATCTGTATTTTTTTCTGGTATCTTAATTCCAGGGATTGGTTTATAGTCATTGTCACTCCTAAACCTATCGTATCTATCTAAATATTTTTGTGCCATAATTTTTAATTTTAAATCTCTAAACCAGTTTCTACATCAACTATTATTGTTTCAGTATAAGTAAGACCACCACTCGTTAAAGAAAATTTAAATGATTTATTACCAGTACCATACTCTGATTGATTCCAAGTTGTATTAGGTATTGATGCTGAAGAATTTATAACCGCACTGTTAGGTGACGTAGAATTAAATTGCCCAGTCATAATTATTTTAAACCCACTTGAAGTTCCAATTTCGATTTTATAGCCATAATTTTTAGAAAGACTAGTTAATGGGTAACTACCTCCACTAGTATAAGTTAAATCAAAAGTATTTGTGGTACCTAAATTTACAAAACTATTAAATTTTACAGTCCATCCAAGATTTTTAAATATCTGCTCATCTGAAATGGTAGTTGCATTTACTTCACTTTGTTTTTTAGCTTCAACTTCAGCTACAGTATTTTCATCATTTTTTAGTGAGGTTTTTGGTTTCTTAAATGGGTCATAAGCTTCTTCAGCAAACTCTCTTAAATTAGTAACACCTTCTAAAGGGTCAAATAATTCTGGTTTTGTTGGGTTTATTTTTTCTTTCCTAACCCATCTATCAGCTCTAGGGTCATAAACACCCGAATTGGCAAAATAATTAAAAGAAACAGCATTTTGTAATTTATTTATAGGCCCATTTAACGCACTTCCACCAATGAATTTAAATGATATATTAACATTTGCTATCATTGGTTGAACTCCAACACCTTCTGGATTTAAATCCCAAACCAATGGTTCATAATCTATCCCAAGGCTATTAATTATTATTTTAGTGTGATAAAAATCACCAATTCTTAAAATACATACTGGTGGTTTTCCAAAAGCTAAATTATTACTCTTGTTAGTTTTATTAGTTGGGCCTTGCCTAGTACATTGTTGTAAAAATGTTAATCTAGAATTAAATCCTTCTGGTGTTGTTGAATGAAATGCTGGGTGAAAGAATTTTATTTTCTCCCTAATATTATTATAAATAATTTTATCACTTTGAGAATCACTTTTCTTTAATTTCTCAAAATATTCATCTTCACGATGGAATCTATTCGTGACTCTACGTATAATTTCTTTAGCTGCGGAATTTGTTTTTTCTGTCTTAATATCCGTAACATTTGATATTTGTTCATCGTATTCAGGTTGATAAATGAATTCGACTATCACAGCTCTTTCTTTTTTAACCAACTCAGAATCTACTCTATAAGTAGCATCAGAAGTAGCATCTTTATCACCTCTTGATGTTGTTTCTACAAATCTTATATCACTTTTAACATTAGTTTGAAACCATTGTTTTACTGTTGCAATTCTAGCATCAGATAATCTTATATTTGATTCAGCAGTCCCAACTTTACTTGCATAACCACTTAATTTAATAGCTATACCATTATTTTGTAATACAGCCTCTTTAATTAAATCTGAAAACCCTACTACATTCCAACGAGTATTTAATCCATATTGAGTCCAGTTATTGGAAGGTGTTCCTACACTTGATGTGTAACCTTCAGAATATGTAATAAGTGGGGATATCGCATTGTTATCTTCATAATCTGGATATAACGAAGCAACGTCATTAGGGAAATAAAAGTTAAAATTATCTGGTAAATAAACGTCCGTAGCTATAAATTCTTCTTCTAATTTAATATCAGCATTTATTTCTTCTTGTAATTGAGCTAATTCATTTTGTGAAAAATATTGGTTATAATCAGTGCAACCAGCAACTAAACTAGCCATTAATTCATTAGTAATAATTTTACTATTATTCATATAATCAGGATAATCAATTATTACTTTAAATGCTAAAGTACCACTTCTTTCAGTATTATTATAAGTATAAACTGGTTCTCCTCTACCAATGAATTTAGTTGAATCCCAATCAATTGTTGTTGTGTCAGTAAATTTTATGTCATATGGTGGAAACCACATAATTCTACCTTTAGTTCCTGTTTTAGGGTCACCATTACCAATTTCAAATTTAGGTAAGTTTTCTAATGAATCATTCCAAGCTAAGTTTTCAATTGAAAACATGAATTTCTTAGCCTCATAAGGGTCAACAGCACCGCTATCAGGTATTTTATAAGGTGAAATTTTAACAAAACCATTACTACCTAATACAGAATCTTCAATATCATTCCTAATTTTATCTCTATAATTAAATAACCCGCTATTTTTTTGTAAATCACTAACTGAACCATAAGTTTTAGTTGATGTCCATGTTCTACAAAACACATTATCAATATCAGAACTACCCATTAGATAATCTTGACTTAAAACCCCACTACTTTTAGATAATCTATTACCTGATGGTGTGTTTAATTGTGAGAAATCAACTAAAGGTGTACCTTGAGCATCGAAATTAATTTTATATTTTACAATATCATTGAATAAATCTTTAGTTTTAGATAATAAATCACCAGTATCACTAAAAGTTGAATTTGGGTTCCAAATTGAATCACTTCCGTTAAATTCTGTTTGACTTGCAACAGGTAAACCATTAAGTGGACTAAACTCAAGTGAATTTAAAGTTACACCACTAGTATTTACGTTATATTCACGAGGGTCAGTAACACCTAATTTACTTCTACCAGCACCATCTGAAGTATATGCAGGTTTAAATTCATTTAAATTAAGATTATCAAATAATCTAAGTAATTGTCCTTTACCTGTATATTTGATTAAAGAAACGTTTCTTAATAAACTAGCTTCACTCATATTAACGTCTACATTATTCGTAAAAATTGAAGCGTTTTCATCAATAATATCAATTGGTAAATTGAATCCTGTAATATCTAAAGCTAAATCACCAATTCTACCAGCAGTTGTACCTCTAACAGTAATACTATTATCGGGTACAATAAAGTCAGACCCACTTAATAAACTAAACGGTTGAAGATTAACTTGACCGAATAACTCTCTTTGCGCATTAAAGGTCGCTCTTTGACCCAAAGCTAAAAGTAACTGTTGACCACCTATTATACCTAAAGGTGTCTCATTTATACCCCCAGTGGCTCCTAGAGCCCTCCCAGCTAATGTTGTTCTGATGTCACCTTGAGAAGTGAAACTACCATTTCCTAATCCAAAACCTTCTTGAGATAGAATACTATCTAAAACATCCAAACTTTTGGTTCCATAACCACCAAGATTTAAATCTTTATTCTCATCAATATAACCACCATCACGTTGAGCATAACTATAAGAATTGTTTATTATGGTTGCGGCAACCATATCTTCGGTTGAAGTATATCTATTTCTACTAATAACATCATTACGATAATTAACACCTGAATCTTCTAAATTTTCAGATGGTTGAATGGAATCAAAATTAGTGGATATATTCGCTTGAGAACCTAAACCAATAGCAGAAACACTTAAACCGTTATTAGTTACAGTATCAGATAATATTAAATTTCTGTTTAATAACAAATCTCTAAAATTGGGAGATAAATAATTTATTGAATTAGCCATGCTTTTCTTTTATTATAAATATTAATTTAACTCTTTTTTTATATTTTAATTTTAATTCATTAAAAACAGTAGGGTTTAGTTGAAAACTTAAAAACGCAATATTAGTATTTAAATTAGTATACTATTAGTATTTAAATTAATTTTAATATATAATATATTCTATTAATACTTTATAAAAAACAAAATAAATTAAAAAAATACAAGGAAAAACTCAACTTTTTTTAAAAAATTTTACTTTTCCTTATTTTATAAGGGTTTTGAGAGATAAAATAATTAAGCAACAATTGGGTTAGAAGGTATTCTACCTCCATTAATAGCCGAAGTTAATTGTTCTTGTATCTTCCTACTCAATTCTCTCATTAAAAATGGGTCGTTTAAATCAATTTTAAAACTTCCATCATTAGTAGTTAATTCTAACTTTCCTTCAACCGCTAAAGGTTTATTAAATTCGACTAAAACCTTACTACCACTATGGTTATAAGCTTTTTCTTTACTAATATATCTTTCAATGTTCTTACCTTTTTCAATCGCTTTTATTAATGATGAACTATCAATTGAATCGTCATTTTTACCTGGCTTAGCAATGCCGTTTTTATCTAATATTCTATCAATAGGTCCATCGGGTTTAGCTCCAATCAATGTATCACTTGAATTAAATGGAATTGCATCTTGATTAGGTCTAGCAATGAAATCATTTTGTGGCATACTATAATTCATACCTTCACCACCATATCTAGCATCACCAGCCAAATCACCGAGTTTAGTACCACCCCAACCACCAACAATACCACCAACAATACCACCAATAGTAGTACCAATTACAGGAATAATTGAACCAATTGCAGCACCAGCAGCAGCACCACCCCAAGCACCAAGGCCACCACCAAGGCCAGTCATTGCAGTACGATGTATATTTTCACCAGTATCCATACCAGCTTCTTTGTTTTCAGACCATTCATTATAACCAGCTAAACCACCAGCTAAAAGACCAGCACCAATAGCACCACCAGAAACTGAACCTTTACCTACATTTCTAAGTAACCCTTTAAATCCACCACCTTTAGCCATATTACCAAATAATTTACCACCCCATTGTTTAGAAGTAACACCTTTAGCATCATCTAAAAGGCTATTAATACCACCATCAGCATTAGCAACACTATTAAAACCTAAACCTAATTTAATACCTCTAGCAAACCATAAAGCTTCTTTACCAATCAATGCTAATCCAGTAACTACACCACCAATAGCTGCAAATGTTTTTGGCCATTCAGCCATAAATTCAGCTATATTTGTGACCATAGGACTGAAAGTAGCAATTAAACTTTCAATCACACCTGAAATCTTTTCAAATGCTGGTAATAATCCAGATTTAAAGGTATCTTTCAACGCATCAAATCTTTCATTGAATGTCATCGCTTCTTCAGCTCTTCCTTGAAGACTTTTCTGGTATTCTTGTTGTGATTTTACAATTTCAGGTGTAATTCTTTGAAGTGCATCAACACTTTCAGTTACCGTTTCGTTACCTACTTGCATGGTAACCTTGAACTCACCACTATCTTTATCAAATTGAGCAAGACTTGATATAAATGATTTATCTTCATCACTGAAAATACTAGATATACCACTTTCTATTTTAGTAAATTTTGCAGCTTCCCTAGCTGATTTAGCTAATTCATCAAATGACATTCCTGTTGCATTGGCAACTTCCCTTAACCTATGTAATTCCATTGGGTCAATAGTAACTTCACCAGTAGCTTCATCAAATCTAGCCGTTTCTTTAGTAGCATTGATAATATCTTGAGTTAGCCCTTTCATATCATTTCTACTTCTATACATCAACTCGAATGGGTCACCTAATCTAGCCCAAGCACCACCTAAAACTTGTAATTTAGCCGCAGCTTCTACCGCACCTTCAGGTGTGATTAAGTTTTCAGCGAAATCAGCAATAGTTTGCATTTCAATTTTAAATTTGGTAGCTAGGTTAGCCATCTCACCTAAACCTTTAATACCACCTTTAAATGCATATTTGTTAGCTATTTTCATGTTATTTTGAACATTCTTAATAACTTTACCACTTGAAACACCCATTTTAGTGGATGTAGCAAGCATATCTTCAACGAATGCTACGGAACCTTTTGCTGAAATATTGAAGTTTTCCATTTCAGCGGCAAATTCACCAGCACCCTCAACACCTAAAACAGTACCTTTAGCTAATTGAGACATTGCCTCTAATTGCTCACCAGATAATTGAACACTACGCCCAATATTGTCACTATATCTACCTTGAAGTTGTGCTAAATCTTTAGTGTTAATACCAATTTTAGCAGTAGTAATAGAAGATTTATATATGTTATCTCTGAATCCAGCAGCTTGGTTAGAAAGAATACCCATTTGAAGTTCGGTCTCTCTAACAGATTTTTGTTGTTTTAACCAATAATGACGTTGGTCATATAATATTTTACCTAACTCTTTGGTTTGTCTAACAATATCTTTTGCAGTTAAAGCATGGACTTTAACACTTTTTACTGCATCTTGGTGTATTTTAAGGTTTTTCTCAGCTTGAATTTCAACGTTTGTAAGTGAATTAACCTCATTATTTATTAACCCTATTTTAACCTTACGGGCATCAATTTCTTTATCAGTTAATGCAAGACCGTTAGCTTCACGTTTAGTTATTTCATCTTGAAGCTTTTTAGCTTCTTCTTGTAGTTTAGCACGTTGACCTTGTATGTATAATAGATTTTTATTGAGGCTTTCAGTTTCGTGTAATAACTTATTATAGTCATTTAAACTTTTTGACGCTTCATTAATCAATCTAACCCTCTCTTTATGGGCAGCAAGTTCTTCTTCTTGTAGTTTATTTTTCTTAGCCATTATTTATATTATTCAACAATTCTTATTGCGCCTTCATCCTCTACTATTTTACAATTAAGGTCCATATCACAATGACTTACCCTAACTTTAAAATTACCATCACCTAAATCTTTTAAAATTTTTAACTCCCAATGTCCATTAGTACTTCTTCTACGCCCACTTATTATAATATTACCTTTTTCTATTTTACCAGGGTATTTATGACTTCTAAATTTATCAGTATTCAATAATTTAATGTTATTGTCAACTATAACTGACCCAGAAATTATTTCGAATTGAATTTGCCTTCCTACGGTTAAATAAGAATTTTTAGTTACCTCTTTATCTAATATTTGGTTTAATTGATTAACACCTTTTGGTGATGCATTCATTAATGTATCCCAAAAATCAGGTGTTTTATCCATAGCTTCTAAATATTCTTTACTATGTGGGCTACTTTTGATTTTATCAATTAATTCTTGTTTACTCATTGGTGTGTAATCACTATCACCGTTATCAACCCCACCGCCACCTACTTCAATATTTAATAACCCAGTAATTTGTACAATTCTATCTGACCTATAAAGATTTAACACTAAATCGTTATTTTTAATTTTTACTAAACTATTAATGCTGATATATATATTTCTATTTTTAAATGTATTTAATAAAGTTTTAATTTTAGTACTTTCACCATCAGAATTGATATCTTCTAACGTACAACTTAATTTTTTAGGGGTAATTTCATTAACTCTTAAAAAAATATTATTTGTTATACCATCATTTTCAGCAATTTTTTCTTCTGAAGCAATGTTGATTATAGAACCTTTTTTAGCCGTTTTTATAATGTCATTCATTTCATTCATTCTTTCCTCTAAACGATTCTCTTCAATAGGTTTAACGATATCTACTTGTTTTATTTCGCCACCTTTTTTAGCAGTACTAAACTCTTCAACTTTCAATACGATTTTAGCACCTTCACCACTTGGTGAATTTTTTTCATATTTATAAATTGTTAAAGTACCATCACTAATCGCATCTTTGGTAAAAGTGTATTCTTTACCATCACTTTTATCAACCATAATAACTCTACCAGCTAAATTTGACTCAACAAAAAATGTTTTTTCAGATTTATCTTTTAAAACCAATCTAATTACACTTTCTTGTTGTATATTTGGTAAAACTTCCTTTAGTTCAGCTTCTAATAATAATGAAGCCATAACTTTATATGCGTATGTCATATCACTCATAATGAATCGTTTTAATATAAATATCTAGTGAACTACCCATCCACACTTCGTGATGGATGGGCTTCAAGTTTCATTGACTTGCCCAACGACAACACCTCCACTTGTTTTTGCTTATTGTCCGAAATGCGTCCCGCATTCAGACATGAAAATTCTTTTCATTTGCTTTCCATGATTTTATGGCAAACAAAACCTTGTTTGCCAACCACATATCATACATCAAAGAACAGGTTATCTTGGTTATCGATAACTTATTATTTGTAAATATACAACTCTATAGTTAAAAGGTCAAGTTTTTTTGTCGCTTATATCCCACCCACGTAAAAACGGTGGGTGGGTTTTATGCTCCGTTTTATAAAAACCCCTAATAATTAAGGGCTTTTCTTATTTAGGTGAATATTTCCTAGTTTGTGACCATTTACCTGTTTTTGTAACTCTAGAACCACTACTTCTACGTTCTTCAGCGTCAATAGCTTCGTTTTGTAACGTAACCATAAAGAATCGTCTTTCATAAGTTGGCATTCTCATTAAATCTTCATAAGAAAACCCTAAATGTTGTCTACAAACATAAATTTCTTCCAATAACTGCCTCTTATATTCCAAGGTCAGGCCAAAAAAATGAAAAGTTAAGGGGAAGAAACGTGGCAAGGGACCCACCCCCAGGAGTCTCGACTGTGATATTCATATCAATGCCAGATTCAATTTCGTTCACATACTTTCTAAATGCTCTCACATCTCCAAGTCTCATTTTTTGTTCAACAAAGTTTTTAACTGTTTCAGAATCATAATCATCTTCAACTGCAACAACTTGCTTTAAAAGTGTGTATGTTGAAGCGTCAGTAAATTCAGGTCCCATTTCTTTAGACATTTCATCCAAATGAGTTTCAATATCTTCAACATCACCAGTATTTAATAGTCTAAATTTTATTGTTGTTTGAGCAACAGGTAATTTAAATGTAAAATGACCATTTTCATCAGGTTTTACACCTAAATGTTTAATTCCTAATTTAGATAAATCAAGTTCAACCTCAAATTCTTTATAATCATCGTTAGGGTCATTCAATTTAATTTTATACATTGGTCCAAAACCTGTAGAACGTAACCAAATCATAATTGCATTTCTATCACCAACATGTAAATCTTTATATCTAATGTTAGTATCTAATATTTTTCTATTGATTAATATCTCTAAAAACTTTCCTGACTTTAAAAGATTTGGGTTGGTAATGATATTCTCATCCATAGCATTCAAATAAGCCACTTTTAAGGCACTTTTACCTTTTTTGTATAATAACCCTTCACTTGGTAATTTAAGTAGGTCATAAGGCACGTCTTCTTGTGGAGTACTTAAAGCCGCATATCTATCTTCATTAGATAATTCAATTTTTTTATGCGCTTTTGTTTCAGGTTGTGAATAACTTACTTTAGGTTTAACATCAATTGGTGCTTCAATTTCTAGACCTTGAGCTTCAGCCTTTCTTTGTGCGATTAATTCATCTCTTAATCTTAATTGTTCTTCTAAACGCTCAAGACTTTCTTTATTCATTTGAGCTTGAGCCTCCATTTCACCTTTAGATTTGTGTTTTTCGATGATAGCTAATTCTTCTTTAGCTTGTTGAGCTATTTTTGTGCCAGTTTCATTGGCTTCCTTCATAGCATCAGTCATTTTTGATGCTGGGAATACATTTGGTTTTTCCATTTTATAAAAACTTATTTAAATATATTATATACTATAAATACTTAAAATAAAGTTTTTTTTCTTAATTGTAGATATTATCGATAGTTCTTTCACCATCTTCTTTTGAAAACCATTGACTATTTTTAACGTCTGTTGGTTCTGGTTGGTTAAGTGGACAACCACATGTTTCATCTAAATCTTCTTCTAATGGTAATTCCATATCATTACCCAGCATAATTTCGTTCACATCTTCGTTGGCATATCTTCCATCCCAACTAAATTTAGTTTCTTTGATTAAAATTTCTTTTAATCTTTTAAATTGTGCTTCGGTTATCTTTAATTTTGTTTTCATTATTTTAAGATTTTAGACAATTGAGGGTATAAATCTGGAACAATAGTGTATTTAACTACTTTTTCTTCAGCATATAAACTTTGAGCATTCATTCTTTCTTGAAACCTCTTATTAGCTTCACGCATTGCTGATTTTTTATCATTTCTTCTTGTCATTTTATATATATTTAATCCATGCCCAGAATTTTCTTTCATTAAGATAATCTAGGTTATCATCATTAGAATGCGCTTCTCTTTCAAATGAAATGTTATTATACGCCTTTGTGCCGTATTTAAAAAGTTTTATAAACCATTCAATACCATACCATAAATAAAATGGTATCACTAACATTTCTTGTTGTTGTTTTATATGAATTGATTCGTGATTAATAATTTTTTTAGCCACATTTTTATAATATTGTGAGCTATTATATCTTTCTCTTAATACGATATATGGCCATAAAGTAACGCCACCTATTTTCATAAACCAACTAATTGAGTCTAAGAATTTATCACTGTATTTAACTATTGGTATTTTCATAAAATCTGTTTAATATAAATATAAAAAAAAATCACTTAGGTAGCGAAACTTAAGTGATTTTAATAGCCGTTTGACTATAATCGGTCCTAAACCGTTTATTTTCATTTCAAACCACATGACATATTGTATATCATTATTTGAAATTTTAGAATCCTAATATTTGACGTAGCTATTTTACTTTTTAATTTGTAACTAACTGATAATCAGTATGATACTAGAATATTAATATTGCTCTGTCAAATCTCAATGTAGCTGTGATATCTGCGATACCATCATCATCCATTGCTAAATCACCAAAACCAACATTTGTTAACATCGTTCCTTGTAATTGCCATTTTTCAACAACAACACCAGTTGGGTCTAACATTTCAATTTCAACGTCTTTTTTATATCCAGCAGCGTAACCTTGTCTTCCAGTTACTGACTCAGATTGTAATCTTACCCATTCCATAATAGCTTGAGAAGATGAAGGTCCAATTGCATCCCTGAAAACAACGTCTATTGTTGACCAAGTAAATCTACCAATAACCCAAGTTGAAGTATTCAAGAAAGGAATCTCCACTTCATTTTGTTCTATTGAAGGACGTGATGCTGATTGCAACCACCATTGTTGAATACCTAATTCGGCTGGAAATCTCATTAACCATCTATTTTTTTTCTTAGGCTCGTATGGTACGGGCATTTTCATCAATAAATCTGACATATTTTCTTGTTTTTTTAAATTTTTTGTAGTATCATTGTAAAATACTAATTGTTATTTAATAATAAATATAAAAAAAATGAAAAAAAATATTAAAAAGGTTGATAAATTTTTAGAAAAGGTTAAAAATAAATTCAAAAATAAATTCGATTATTCAAAAATGAATTACCTAGATAGTCAAACACCAATAGATATCCTATGTAATGAACATTTAATTTATTTTAAACAAACACCTATTGAACATTTAAGAGGTTATAAAAAATGTGTTTTATGTGGTGGTAAAGTTACTAATTTAGATGAGTTTTTAATTAAAGCTAAAAACACTCATGGTAATAAATATAATTATTCTAAAACAGTGTATAACGGTTCTGAAAATAAATTAATAATAACATGCCCCAAACATGGTGATTTTGAACAATTACCAAATGGTCATTATAAATCGGGTTGTCAAAAATGTCATTTAGAACGTAAAAATATAAAAGAAACATTAACTGATTTTTTAATTAAATCTGAAAATACCCATGGTAATAAATATGATTACATCAAAGTTAATTATGTAGATTCAAAAACAAAAGTTACAATTATATGTCCAATTCATGGTGAATTTAAACAACAACCTTATAATCATATTAGAGGTAAAGGCTGCCCTAGTTGTGGTATTGAATCTACAAAAGTTAAATTAACTTTATCAAACACAGAATTCATAATAAAAGCTAATCTTGTTCATAATAATAAATACACTTACAAGTCTGGTGATTATGTTAATATGGTTAATAAATACAATATTACATGCCCCAAGCATGGTGATTTTGAGCAATTACCTTATGACCATTTAAGTGGACATGGTTGTGCTAAATGTGTCTCAATTATATCCAACCAAGAAATTGAAATTAATAAATTCATTAATTCGTTAGGTGTTGACACAATTACATCTAATAGGTCAATAATATTAGGTAAAGAATTAGATATATACATACCATCTAAGAAAATAGCAATCGAGTTTGATGGATTATATTGGCATTCTGAAGAATTTTTAAATAAAGATTATCATTTAAATAAAACCCAATTATGTGATAAACAAGGTATTCAATTAATCCATATTTTTGAAGATGAATGGGTTAACACACCAGAAATTGTTAAATCAAGATTAAAAAATCTATTAAATCTAACTGAAAATAGAATTTATGGTAGAGAGTGTATTATAGATAATATAAGTAACTCAGAGAGTATTAAATTTCTTAATGATAATCACCTACAAGGTGGTATAAATGCAACGCATCACATTGGATTGCGTTATAAGGGTGAATTGGTTAGTATTATGTTATTTAATAAACCTAGATTGGGTATTGGACAACAAAAATATGATTTTGAATTGTCTAGATTTTGTAATAAATTAAACACAAATGTTATTGGTGGTGCATCAAAACTTTTAAAACATTTCATACGTGAAAATAGGCCGAAAGAAATTGTTAGTTATGCAGATAGAAGATGGAGTGATGGTGGATTATATAAAACATTAGGTTTTGAAGAAATTAGAATCAACAAACCTAATTATTGGTATGTTATTAATAAAAATCGTAAACATAGATTTGGTTTTAGAAAAGATAAATTAATTAAAGAAGGTTTTGATGGAAATCTAACTGAATGTGAGATAATGAGTAATAGGGGTTTTAATAGAATTTATGATTGTGGAACTATTACATATAAAAAAACTCCTTAATAAATCATTAAGGAGTTTTTTATTATATTAATACTTTATATGTCCTCGAATGAAGCACCAGTATTCATTACCACAAATTCAACTGTGATGAACTCTAAAGCTCTAGTTGGTTTTATTAAAATTCTACCATTTAATTCACCTCTATCAATTGATTCAGGTGTGTTATCAACTTCTACACGGAAATCTGTAAGACCTCTTTCACTTCTAATGTTTTCAAGAATTGGGTTAACCAATGTTTTGAATTGATTTCTTACTACTTCATCGTTTTGTTCGAATAATAATCTTATTGATACAGCAGATATTAATTTTCTTGCTTGTAATAATAACCTTCTTACGTTAAGTCTGTTTAATGCAGAATCTTTAGTTTGTAAGTTTTTATTACCAAATATAACAAGTCCTTCAGAAGCGAATGTTGCAATTGGGTTAATTCTACCTTCATACAATGTATCTCTTTCATCTAGAGTTAATTTTTTTCTTGCTTTAATCGCTTGCACAACACCTCTTTGAACACCCGCCACAGCAAACCATGGGAATGATACATTATCAGTTAATGCGATATTTCTACACACATCTCTTGTAGGCGGTAAGTAAAGTAATACGTTGTTATCTGTATCAGATACTTGCACCCAAGGCCAGTATGTTGCAGTATAGTTACTATCGATTCCTGTATTATCCAATGTAGAAACTACATCATCAACATCTAAGATATCTTCAGTACCAGCATTTCTATCTGGTGTAGTTACAATATAAATTGAATCACATCTTTGCTCTTCAACCATTTCAATTGTAGCTTCAACTAAATTTGTTTGATTAAATACATCAATACCTGGTGTTGCTAACACATTAATGTTAATAGCTTCAGGGTTATTGAATGTGTTTATAGCTTCAAAATAAGCGTAATAATCGGAAGTTGTTCCTAAATCACCGTTACTCACAACTTTAGTTTCAATTGCAGTACTTGTTATAGCTAAACTACTTTTAGCTCCACCAATTTTGAATGTGTCAGTGTTTGTTCTTTCACTATTTCTAAAGATATCCCACCCATCAAAACCACCGTAAGGTGCCATTGTGAATTTACGAGAATATATCTTTTCGTAGCTAGTACCAACTATTCCAGCATCATCTCTAAGTTCAGAATCACCATTAACAAAGGTGTATCCAGCTAACATACTGTTAGTTGCACCGCTATCCATGTGGAATCCATCAGTAACACCACTTGTTACTGTTAAATCAGTACCTAAGTAATTAAAGAAATTTTGGTCAATACCAACAGTATCAGATAAACCTAAATAAATTTTTCTAATTTTAGAATATGCAGCGTAAGATTGGTTATACCCAATTGAAGGTGCATCAACACCACTATAAATTCTTGATGGAACACCTGTAAAACCAGCTGGGAAAGAAGTTGTAGTATCTTCATCTTCATCCAATTCAAGTAATACATAATTTGAGTTAGATGCATAAAAACCATCTAAAGTACCAATTCTTCTAGCAACGAAGTTATCTGAAGTTGGGTCCATAGTACATCTTGAAAATCTTTCTAATGTAACAGGGTTTGCATCAGTATCATAAAAAGCCCTAATTCTAACATCGAATTCTCTATCATCAGGTTTAATATTTTCAATTGAAACCTTAATTTCAGAGTTTGCAGTATTACCATCAGATATTGTAACTAATCTAAATAATTTTTTAATAACGTTACCGTTAACCTCTGAAACTACCCATGGTGTTACAGCTGGTAAATATTCAGTTTTATAATCTGAAAATATAGACGCATTATCAATTAACCCAACAGTTAATCCAGTCACACCTGAAGTAGAAATTAAATTTTCTAACATCTTTGAATAAATTTCCTCAACATAAATAGGTGCTTGACCTGTTTCAGCGTTAGTACCTAATACTCTAGTAATGAAATTCTTTTTGGTTGAATCAAAAGAAACGTTGTATGTAAATCCAGTACTTGTTGTTGAAGCCCCACTAAGAGTAAACTCAGCCTTAGCATCAGCAGTCAACGCACTTAAACTATCAACCATTCCTAATGCGGTAGTTTGGAATGTTAATGTTTCAGTACCATCATAAGCGGCTCTACTTCTTAAAAGCGCAACCACTTGGTTATTATCAGCTGTTATCGCCCAAGATTGTCCAGCATCATAGCCTGAAAATCCTAAAACTCTAGTCACATACAGTTGGTTTGATTTTGTGAAATATGATTTTGCGATATATGGCAATTCATATTTTGGGTAACCTGTGCTGGCTACTTTTGTTGCGTTAAGACCACCGAAAAACGCTTTGAACTCGTTAAAGTCAGAAACAAAAATTGGTTGGAAAGCTGGACCTTTTGTTGTCTCACCTACCAAACCTAATGTTGTTACACCAACTTGACGTGTTACAAATGATAAATCTTTCTCTGAAGTGTAAACTCCTGGGCTTACGAATACTCTGTTGTTAGAACTCATGTAATTAATATTTTAAAGTTTGTAATTCTTATTTTTAAATAAATATATAAATTTTTATCAAAAGGTTTTATTATATATTACATATATAATAATTAGTATGATTTTTGTCTTAGTTTTATCATACTTCCTCTATATTTATAATAAAAACCCTATGAAAAGGAGTAAAAACTTGAAAATCACACCAACAACACATAAAATTTTAAAAGATTATTGTCAAGACAATGGTCTTAAAATGTTTGGGTTTGTTGAGAAGTTAATCAAGGATGCTTGTAAAAAACAAGCAGACTTATATGGTGAATAACCTCTATATATAAATATGGAAAAAAATTCGTAAAATTAAATTACGGATTATTTGGCTTATTTTTAAGTAATTCAGTATTGACATTCCCTGTATGTTGAATCTGTCCAGTAGCAACCAATATATCATATAACATTTTACCGAATGTATCGGCAGTTTGATGGTCAGCAGTTAATTTATCCCAAACCGCAGCGGCTATCACTGTTGTATCAGCACTAAATGACCTGTACCTGTATCAAAGGTTGCACCAGTGAAGAACTCAAGAGTAGTTCCACTAGTCCCACCGCTAATTAATACGGTTTCAAATACATATGTTCTATTAATATTACTCATTATTTAACTAATCCTTTAATTTCAAATCTAGCTTCTTTAGTTACATCTCTATCAACAGTTAAAGTTATTTCTTGGTTTGCTAAAATATTAAATGGAAGTGTTTGTTGAACTCCATTGATGGCTATATTGACATTTGTAACGTTTGTTACGTATGTTATTGACCTTATTTCAGCATCATATTCTGGTACTATTATAAATTCTTCAGTATAATGGTCCGCTTTAATAACAACGTTTAAAATTATCTCATCAATATCTTTAAATGACCTAATAACTACTTTAGGTTTAAGTTTTTTATCGTATAATTCTGTAAACACTATCATTCTATTGATAGTTGGTACAAATTCATAATCATTTTCATCTAAAATATAACCCAATACTTTCATTTCAAAATTTTGAACATAAAATCTACGTCTATCAAAATCAGTAACCTGACTTTCATCACCAATATTCTCTAAATGTATTGGCATTGGATGACCACTTACGTTGATGTAGTATTGTCTTGATTGAAAAGTAAATTGAGTTTTTCTATTAAACATATTTAAATCTCTCATCCTATTACAGAAAAACCTAACTTCATAAGTTATATCAACTGAAGTTGGTTGAGGGATTTTATACATATCAGCACCTTTTCTACCACCTATATAGGTAGGTACTTTCATATAAGTGTATAGTTTATGGCCTGGAATATTCCATAATCCATTTTGATTTGTTCCAACTTGAATATCAGGTTGTCTAACTATAGTAATGAAGGGAATTTTAATATTTTTGAATTTATCAGCTGTATCCCAAGTTTTATAGAATTCAGCCCATCTTTGGATGGTTAAAAAATAAACAGGGACCTTTACCCCATTAATTTCTATTTCTAAAATTTTATCAACAAAATTAATAAATGTTTGGTCGATATCTTCGTAATAGATACTTTTAGGTAAATAACTTCCTTTATAATCTATATTATCAAGATAATCTTGCCTTTTTTCAGGTCCGATATTTTGATTTATAAATTTTATATTTTTTTTATATCCTTGTGGCATACTAATAAATATAAATGCTTCACTTTATTCTTCCGTAAATCGAATATTACCCCTGTTAATAGTTGGGATATGTTCGAAATCTTCTTCATCTAAAATATATCCCAATACTTTCATTTCAAAATGTTGAACATAGAATCTTCTTTTGTCGAAATCATCTTTTTGACTCTCATCACCAATTTTCTCTAAATGAATTGGCATTGGGTGTGCATTTACATTAATATAAAACTGTCTAGAGTTAAAGGTTGTTTGAACAATTGTGTGTAATTTATTCAAATCTTTCATTCTATTACAGAAAAATCTAACATCATAAGTAATATCAACCGAAGTTGGTTGAGGAATTTTATATGTGTCCATACCCTTTCTACCATCAATAAAAGTAGGTACTTTCATGTATGTATAGACTTGTTGGCCTGGAATATTCCATATACCCGCTTGGTTAGTACCTACCTGAATATCAGGTTGTCTAACTACGGTAATGAAGGGCATTTTTAAGTTTTTAAATTTATCTGAAAATGACCATGTTTTAGAGAATTCAGCAAACCTTTGAATGGTTAAGAATCTTACTGGCACTAATTCACCATCAATTTCTAGGGATAATTCTTTATCAATAAAATCGATGAATGTTTTATCGATATCTTCATAGCTCACACCCTTTGGCAGGTACGTACCTTTATAATCTATATCATCAAGGTAGTCTTGTCTTTTTTCAGGTCCGACATTTTGATGTATAAAATTTACTTTTTTAATAAACCCTTTTGGTAGTGGCATAATTTATTTTTTTTATATTCCTTTGAATTCATCTTCATTGGCAAAAGTACAATTGATAATTCTATAAGCACCTTTATAACCCATTATTGTGTGAGCGTTGTCGTAATTCTTTTCACCAGCATTAGTCACATTAAAATAAACAACGTCCGATTCATCAATTGGATACGCTATATAATCACCAACAGTTATATCAACAGCCAATTCGTTTAAATGTTGTACATAAACAATGAAAGTTAAATTACCATCTTCAAGATAACGCATGGAATCTGGATTATATGTTTTATTTTCAGCTTTATCTATAATCGGAACTATATAAATCTCAACGGGAGGTAGAAAATTGATTTCACTAGCACTTGCTTCACCATATAAATCATCAACCTGGGTTGTTTTCCTATCAACTCTATATAAAATTACAGTAAAATTTCCATCACCTTCTATCGCTTCACGACCTAAAGAAATTTCCAAATCAAAATCTCTTTTAGAAAAAAATTTGTTGATTCTTTTAATTGGTACCAACTTTTTCATATTTAAAATATCTTTTTTTACATTTTTTATTATTAGTTATACATTTTGATAAGTAACCAATATTAATATTATTATCTAAAGCACATTTACTTAAACTATCCCATTCATTAATTTTATCACCATCTTTAAATTCAAATACTTTTTTAGAGTTTTTTTTGGAAATGATATTTTTAATTTTCATTGTGTGAGATAAACCAAAAAAATGGTTATTATCACCCTTTTTAACTTCACTCATTTTTTTTAAAGTTTCCTTAGAATGTTTTTTACCTTTTCTAAGACTACTCATCTTTTCTCTAGTTTCCTTAGAGTGTTTTTTACCTTTTTTATCTTTTTTAAGTCTACTCATCTTTTCTCTAGTTTCCTTAGAGTGTTTTTTACCTTTTTTAGCTTCACTCATTTTTTTTAAAGTTTCCTTAGAAAATGTAATCCCCTTTCTAGTTTCACTCATTTTCTTTATTGTTTCTTTAGAATGTTTTCTGTTAAGAGTTACTCCATTTCGACCACCAACTGATATATTATAACCAATTTCTTTTTTCCTACTTTTAAGTTTTTCAGTGAACTACCCACCCACGGCGAGCCGATGGGTTGGGCTTCAAGTTTCATAGACTCGACCAACGTCAACACCTCCACTTGTTTTTGTTTATACTCCGATTGCATCCCAAAACCAGAGTTAATAAAAATATACAACTTTATTTTTAAAAGTCAAATCTTTTTGTTGCTTACATCCCATTCACGCTAAAGCGATGAATGGGTTTTACGCTCCGTTTTATAAAACTTATTTGTTGATTCTTTTAATTGGTATTTTATTTCTATTTGCACCCATAACTCTTAATCATATATTGATAAATATTTCATATTATATAAATAGTCCCAACTATTTACTTTTTCATTAAAATTTAGTATATTAACAATATAATATATTGTTATAAAAATAATTAATTTGATAAATTTAGAAGACATAAAGAGTAGAGGTGCAGTAACCTTATTACAAACATATACAGGGATTAACCCATACTTAAAAGACTTGCAAAGTAAGTTAAGAAAAAATGATAAAATAACTTTAACTGAAGGTCAAGTTGAATATATAAATAAATTTCATGATGTGGAACCACAAGTCCTAAATCGTGTGATTAGGATTAACCCATTTCTAGGTGAATCATTAAAAGATAAATACAGTTTATCTTTTGTACCTGAGCGTATGCTAATTCAAGCAATGTTGGCTGACCAAGAAAAGACATATCACGTTTATGGTAAGCTAACACAAAAACAAAAACAATCCAAAATGTATTGGTTACCAAAAACAATGGTTTTGGATGACCCATATTTTACTGAATGTGAAATTGAAATTGATTGGGGTAAATATGAAGAATTAGACACTGATGGCCGTCACCCATATGAGCATCAAAAAAGTGGTATTGAGTTCTTAGCGTGTAGAGATGGTGCAATCTTAGCTGATTCGATGGGCCTAGGAAAAACTTATCAATCAATTATCGCTGCATTAGAAATGGATATTAAAAAAGTTTTAATAATTTGTCCAGTGAGTATGAAAATTACTTGGCAACGAGAAATAGAAAGTTTTAAACAAAAAGCTACGATTATTAATGGTAGTAAGTGGTCTCACGTTGGTAGGTTTACCATTATAAATTATGAAATACTTAAAAACTTTCACAGTATAGGTAAACCTAAAAAAGAAGGTGACCCTTGTTACACCAATATAATTGATGAAGATTATGATTTGATGATTTTAGATGAAGCTCATAAGGTTAAAAACCCCAAAGCTCAAAGAACCAAATTAATCAATGATATTGTTTCTAAAGGTCAAATCGGTAAAGTGTGGTTATTAACAGGTACACCAATTGCTAATAGACCTATGGATTTCTTCAATTTATTAAAATTGGTTAAATCACCATTGGCTGATAATTGGAAGTTCTTTGCTCAAAGATATTGTGATGCTAAAAGATTTTATAAAGTAATAAACGGAGTTAAAAGACAGATTTGGATAACTGATGGTGCTTCTAATTTAGATGAATTAGGAATTAGAACTAAAAACAACCTTTTAAGAAGATTAAAAACTGATGTTTTGGATATGCCAGATAAAACCATTACCACAATGTATCATGATATGTCAAAACGTGGTTGGGCTGAATATGAAAACCTTTGGGAAGAATATTTAGAGAAAAAGGCGGCTGAAGGTAAGCGAGTTAGTTTAAATAAAGATTTGGTTGAATTAGGTCTTTTAAGAAAGTTTATTGCTATGGAAGCGATACCAAAAACAATCGAATTAGCTGAAGATGCCATAGAACAAGGTCAAAAAATCGTTATTTTTACTACTTTTACTGATGAATTGGAAGAATTAGCTGAACATTTCGGAAATCAATGCGTTATACATAATGGTAGAATGAATTCAACTGAAAAACAAAAATCAGTGGATAAATTCCAAACCAATAAGAAATGTAAGGTATTTATTGGAAATATAGCTTCTGCGGGTGTTGGTATTACGTTAACTGAAGGTACTGTGGTTATCTTTAATTCATTCAGTTGGGTGCCAGGGGATAATGAACAAGCGGAAGATAGATGTATATTTGGTGACCAATGGGTTATGACTGACGATGGTTATAAAATGATTCAAGAAATTGAAATTGGTGATAAAGTTTATACACATAAAGGTAAATTTAAAAATGTAATTGATAAAACTTCTAAATTAGAACGTAAAAAATTAAGATATGATATAAATGCTTTTGGATATAATAACAGTTTATCAGTTACACATGACCATAAATTATATGTATATGATAAAATATTAGATGATTTTATTTGGATTGAAGCAAAAGATTTAAATATTTTGAATCATTTTTTAACGATTAGAAGTGAACATCAACCAATAAGTAGATTAGAAGAATTAAAAATACCAAGTTTTAAAAGTAAGTACTTTAAAAATAATCACAATCTTTTACAAACCAATGGTAGGTTAGTTACTTTACCTAAAAGTGTTTTATTAACTAATGAATTATTATACGCTTTTGGGTTTTACATTGCTGATGGTTGGTGTAGTATTTCTGATAATAAATCAGATACAATTAATGTATGTCAAAAAATAACTAACCCTAAAATGTATGACGCTTCAGAATATATTATTGATATAATAAAAAGGGGTTTTAAAATTGATAAACATTCATCTTATGTTGATAAAAATAATACAAAAACTTGTACCATACATTCTAGTGAAATGGCAAATTTATTTAAAATGTGGTTCGGTGAAAATGTATATTCTAAACAATTACCATATTGGGTTGATTATTTAAATAATGAACAATTAAAACATTTATTAGATGGGTATTATCATGGTGATGGTTACCAACGTAAAAATACTCAACAAGCTACTACCGCTTCTTTAAAATTAATATCACAATTGGTTAGATATAACGCTAATTTAGGTAGGAGTGTTACTTTATCTAATAAAAATGTTAATAATTACTCAATTGAGTATTCATTAAATAGAGTTGAAAATAAAAGAATTAATCAAGTAGGTGATTATATTACTTACCCGATTAAATCAATTAAAATTTCAAAACCTAAAAGAGGTGAGGAAAGGGTTTATGATTTATCAGTAGAAGATGACCACTCATTTGTAGTTGGTAATTATAATGTTCATAATTGTTACAGAATCGGGCAGAAAAATAACGTTTCAGTTTATTACCAATTATTTAGAGGTACAGTATCTTTTGTGATGTGGTATTCTGTGATGAATAAACAAAAAAATATTGATAAAATATTAAATAGAGGTGATAAAACTAGTGATAGATTATCCAGATTATTAAATGATTTAGAAGAAAACGGATTAGAGTTATGATAAAAGTATATACAAGTAATAATTGCCCTTATTGTAAGGATTTACAAGAAAAGTTAAGCAAATTAAACCTTGAGTTCACCAATATAAATATTGATGATGATTCCAATAGAGAACATGTCATTAAATTATTTGATTTCGTTGGTGAACCTGTAATCCCTATCATCATATTTGATAAACATGTATTGGTTCCAAATAGGAGTTTCCAAACAATTGACCAAGCAATTGTATTAATTCAATCTTTAAACACATAACAATATATTTATAATAAAAGAACAAATGGATTTTTACATAAATAAAAAAGCAACATTACCGATTTTAAAATTGGAATTAATTAACGATGGACGAAACGATTATAGTAGATTCCATGATATGATACAAAATTCTGATATAACATTTTGTATGACAGATACAAATACTGGGGTTAAAAGAATTGGTGGTAAAGACGCTTTATGCTTACTAAAAGAATCCTCAAGTGACTGTGTAGGTGAAGAATATTACCTTGCATACTACTTTACAGAAAAAGAAACTAAACAAGCTGGTACTTATATTGGCGAATTTAAAATAGTATTTAGAGATGGCTCTGGTACTCTAATAGTCCCAATTAGAGATAAATTATATATTCACATCCTTGAGAATTAAACTTCTTAAATCTCCATAAATTCGTGAATATTTTTGTATTACATTTTAAAACTTTTATCATACAAATGAATATCGTAAAAACCTGGTAAGTAACAAATTATGATAAAAATCTTTAAAAAAAACTTGTTTTTTGGCTAAAAATTGTGTTTTATTGCACAAAGTTATAGACAAAAATGGTTGACGAAGAAATTATTGCTAGGTTCTTAGAGGGTAGAAACCAAAAGAAATATATTGTAGGTGTAGAAATTCCATATGGTAGCCCAGATGTTTCATTGATAATTAATGACCCTGAAAGAGGTAAATTTATATCAAAAGACTCATTAATTTCATTTTTATGGTTTAAAGAGGAAGTTACTAAAATAATGTTTGGTGGTAAAAGAAATTTAATTGCCGCCTCTGCAAAAAAATATGGTGTTTCTATTAAAAAACTAAAAACTTCCATGCCTGACCAAGAAGAAGCTAGGCGAATGAAGAATGGTTTTAAATACATTGCCAAAGTTAAAGGCCCTTATACAAAATTATTAAATTTTTTTAAAGATGGTGGTATTGATGTTTATGGTGATTCACACAAAAGTTATTTTATAACAATAAACCCAGTTGAACAATATTTAATTGCCACTGGTAGACGATTGTTTAAAGGGATGGATGATTATAACGATGTCCATAGACTTCAATTTGACTTAGAAACAACAGGATTAAACCCAAAAGGTCGATTATTATCTCAGGAAGATATTGAAGATATTAAAGAGAGGATGGGTACTGGTGAAGATTTAACCAAATTATATGAATTTGATAGTACCAATGAACCTATTAGGTATAAGGATGATAAAATATTTCAAGTTGGTATTAGAGATAATAGAGGTTACGAAGAAATTATAGAAGTTCCACAAGAAGGTACCAAACAAGAATTAAGGGATTATGAAGCTTATTCAATTCTTAAATTTTTTGATGTAATTAATACACTAAAACCTGATGTTATAGCTGGTTATAACTCAGAAAACTTTGACTGGCATTTTATTTTTACTAGATGTGATATTTTAGGGTTAGATATTGAATTAATCGCTAAGACTTTAGATAGACATGGTAATAGTAAAATTAGAAGGGTTGATAAATCACTTAAATTAGGTGGTGAGCGTGAATATTATAAACAAACCACAATGTGGGGTTATAATATTGTTGATGTTTATCATGCAGTTCGTAGAGCAAAAGCAATCAACTCGAATATTAAAAAAGCGGGGTTAAAATATATTACCAAATTTTCAGGTTTAAATAAAGAGAATCGAGTTTATGTTGAAGGTAATAAAATATATGAAACTTGGAACGATAAGGATAGCGTATACGCCTATAATAATACTGATGGCACTTATTATAAGATAAATGAAGAAAACCCATTAAAAGAAGGTTATAAGGAGGCTAAGGGTTCTGATATAGTTAGACAATACTTACTTGATGACCTTTGGGAAACTGAACAAGTGGATGGTGTTTATAATCAAGCTTCATTCTTATTATCTAAAATTATTCCTACATCTTATATGCGTTCAACAACAATGGGAACAGCTGGTATTTGGAAATTGATTATGTTAGCATGGTCTTATGAAAATAGATTGGCTATCCCTGATTTAAAACCTAGAAAAACATTTACTGGTGGATTATCTAGATTACTAGAGGTTGGATATGCTGAAGACGTCGCAAAACTGGATTTTGCTGCTCTATATCCTAATATTGAGATTACGCATGATGTTTTCCCTGACACTGATATTACGGGAGTAATGAAAGGTATGTTAATTTATATCGCTTCAACAAGGGATAAATTTAAAAATCTAATGAACCATCATAAAGGTGAATTATCTAAATTAAAAGACTTTAAGAAAGCTAATGGTGATAAATTACCTAAAGAAGATTTTGAATTACTAGAATCTCAAATAGAAAAAGAAAGTAGTTTAGCTAGTATGTACGATAAGAAACAATTACCAATTAAAATTCTTGGTAACTCATTCTTTGGTTCACTAGGGGCACCAAATATCTTTAACTGGGGTGATATTAATTGTGCTGAAGAAACAACATGTAGAGGAAGACAATATTTGAGATTGATGGTTAAATTCTTTATGGATTATGATTTTAGACCTCTGGTTGGTGATTCTGTTACTTTTAACACGCCAATTTATATAAAATGGAAAGATAATGGGGCAATTGATATTTTACCTATTTGTGATTTATATAACCCTAATTCGAATTCTATTGATGAAGAAGAAATTAGAGATTATGAGACTAAACCTTATGAAGTTTTAACTGTTAATGGTTGGAAAGAAATTAATTATGTTTATAAACATGAAACTCAAAAACAAATTCATAGAGTTTCCACTAAAGATAGATTAGTTTGCGTTACTGAAGACCACTCTTTATTCCAAAATGGAATTCAAGTTAAACCATCTTCACTTAAAAGGGGTGATTTAATAGACGTTCACCAATTACCACAGCATAATACAGATACTTTCCCTGAGACTAGAACTGATTTTTATTGGTTACTAGGATATTTCTTAGGGGATGGTTCTGCGATATATGGGTCAAGGAAACAATATTATAAATCTCGTAAAACTGGTGAAACTCATATAAATAAAGGAGTGAGAGGTGAGTGGAAAATATCTAGTAATAATTTGGAAAACCTTGAGAAATTAAAATCCATTATTGAAGAAAATTGGGCTTTTTGGGATGTTAAACCAAGGATTAAAGACCATCGTAAAAGTAGTGGTGTTTATAACCTTGTGGTGTATAAAACTGATTTTAGTCAAAGGTTCTGTGAGGATTTTTATACTAGTTATAGAGAAAAGAAAGTACCAACATTTGTTTTAAATACTACTTTAGAAAATAAAAAAGCTTTCATGGATGGTGTTTGCGCTTCTGATGGGTATGGTAATGATATGGAAACGGTTTCTGATATTGGTATGAAATCACAAGTTGCGATGTCGGGTATTGGGTATCTTTTGAATTGTTTAGGAGTTCAATACAAATTAAAACTTCGTAAAGATAAAGAGAATTTCATATCATTTAAATTAAGAAATAGTAATCGTAATAATTCTGAGTTTACCGATAAAACGATAATGCAAGCGAATGAGGTTTGGAAAAATGAAGAAATTTTAAATAGAGATAAAGAAAATTACGTTTATGATATATCAACTGAGGATGGGACTTTCATAGGTGGTATTGGAGGTGTTAATTTAAAGAATACCGATGGATTCAACTTCGCAATTCCAAAAGATGTTAGTAAACATACTTACATACCTAAAGGTACTCATAGATTTACTGAAAAAGATAAAGGTAAAATCCTTGTAGGTTTAGACGCTGTAGTGGCCAAATTCAATGAATTATTTATGATTGGTAGAATGGGATTAGATATTGATGATATTTGTTCATCAACAATTAATTTCTCTAGAAAAAATTATGCTAACTTTATTGGTGGTAAAACAAAGTTGGTTGGTAACACTATTAAATCGTCTAAGATGCCAGGTTATATTGAAGATTTCCTAGATGAAGGGATTAAATATCTTTTAAACGGTGATGGTGAAAGTTTTATTGATTTATACAACAGAACGGTTGATGATATCTATAATTTTAGAATCCCATTAGTTAAAATAGCTTCAAAAGCTAATGTTAAAGATTCAATATCTTCTTATATGACTGATATGAAAACAACTACAATAGCTGGTAATTTAAAAGCTAAAAAAGCTCATATGGAATTATTGATAGCCAACAATATCAAAGCTAATTTAGGTGATACAGTATATTACGTTAATACAGGTACGGTTAAAAGTCATGGTGATGTTAAAGTTGTAACGAATAAAGAAACTGGTGAGAGAACAATAAATCTGCAATGTAAATTAATTCCAACTGAGCAAATTGAAAATAACCCTAATTTAACAACTGATGAATATAACGTACCTAAATACTTAGATGCCTTCAATAAAAGGATTCATCCATTGTTAGTATGTTTTAAACCTGAAATCAGAGAAGGTATTCTAATGGATATGGTAAAAAATAAGAAAACGAAAGAAATGGAGTTAACTGAAAGGAAAGTATTTACCAAAAAAGAGTGTGAGTTACATAGTGGTACTGCGTTCAAAGATGGTGACCAAAATACTTTAGCTGAATTGATGGAAATGGAAGATAAGGAAATTCAATTTTGGATTAGAGTCAATAAAATACCAAATAATCTTGAAGAATTAAACATGGATTGGAAACAAATTCAAGAAGATTATCATGAGCGTGAAAGGATTCGTAGGATTGAAGGTATTAAGTTTGAGAAATCTAAAACCCGTGAAATCATTAAACGATTAGAGTATGATGAGATTCAAAAAATGAAGAAAACCACTAAATTACCTAAAGCTTTAGAAAATTTAGCTGAATTTACAGTACATGATGATGAAAATGGAAAACCAAATATATATGTCAAATCAAAAGAATGGGAAATTGATTTATGTTGTGTTACTGATATTTTAAAATATGAGCCTTGGGCGGCACAAAGACAAAAATTTTATCAAACCCTAACTCTTAGAAAAGAAAAAACTTTCGAATTTTGGTTAACGCACCTTTGGATTGAGGCTAGAAAAGAGGGTGATGATAAAAAAGCTCTTAAGATTAAGAAAGAATTGGATTTAGCTGGTGTTGAGTTGGTATTAGAAGACTATAAAGTAGCGTTAGAAACAGAAAAAGAGGTCAATTGACCTCTTTTTGTTTAATGCCAATAAATTCCCAAAGGGCGATAACGAAGGTGTTTATTTAAATTCTCAGCTTCGTTGGCAGCCCTCTCAAGTTGTTTTTCACTACCTAATCTTTCAAGTTGCTTATCTAACCTTTCTAAAGTATATCTCTTTTCTTCGTTACCTTCAGAAATAAGAGTTTCATAATCCATAGTCCTTTCAGCTTCAGGTGGTCCAACAATACCACCAAATTTACCTCTAGTTCTACCTAAAGCTTTTTTAGCTTCAGCCATGAATAACTGTCTTACTAATACTTTAGTTGGTTCATTAAATTGAGAAAAATCTAATTTAGATAATGGGACCTCATTTGGTAATGTAATTATATCAGGGTTTAGTTTTCTACATTCCTTTATTGCTTCTGGGTCAACACCAGTGTCATAATAATGATACCAAACTTTACAACCTTGTAAACCTACAGCTGTAGGACCCGCACCAGCACCCGCACCAGCACCTACACCAGCACCACCAAATGATAATCTAGAACCTGGTGTACTCATAAGGTGTAATAATCTTGTACCATTAGGGCCAGCGGTTATTTTATATGCTAATTCACTTCTAAGTAATCTATTTTTTAAGTTGAAATCTGAAGCTGTTAATAATACATCGAAAGCTGGGGCAACGTAATATCCACCACCAGCACCAGCACCTGAAGCACCGTTGGCCGCATGACCAATACCCATTTGTGCAAAACCACCACCATAACCAGCGTCAAAACCACCATAATTGGCAAATAATGCGGCATCAGTAGTTGGTGGAGTCATCCATAACACTTCATTAACTTCTCTACCAGCTGGAATCACATATACTTGTCTACCAGCTTCAACTTCAATAAAATCTTTCTTAAGTTCCCATGGACCTCTCGCTTGTAACCCAGTTTGTTTAGAATAGGCATAAGTATATTGAGTAACAAAATCGAAATCACGCACACTTAAAGCAAATGCCATATCTGTAGTATCTACGTTCTTACCTAACAATGATTGCCATTGATGTTCAATTAACCATTGTTGAACATACATAGAATAGTCCTCAGTAGCTATCTCTAAAAATGTACATAACATTTCATCCAACAACTCAATATCCCTTATAGGTGCCCCTAATGAGTGTTTAAATTGTGTAAATATTCTATCTTTATATAAATCTAATGCTGCCATAATCTTTTATTATAAATATACTCTTTAACCTATTAACGTTATAAATAATTAGATAAGTTACTATTATACGTCTCTTTAATTTCACACCAACTTAAATTTTTATAGTAAATCTTAAAACTTGAAATTGAACCAATAAACGTTCCAGCAAAATTTTGTTCTATTATTAAACCTAAATCATCAGGGTCTTGCCCATCGAATGTTATACTTTCTAATAACCCTTGTGAACCACCACCAATACTTATATTATATGGTACACCCAGTTGTTTTTCCATTAAATCAGCCAACCTTTTAGGTATTATTTCATCTAATTCTTGTGAAATAAAAACCAACATAGAGTTTACATAAAACTTATATTTACCCTTTCTAGGTCCAGCATTTATTAAATCACACGCATTATAAGTATCATTATTAACCCATTTAACTGTGATATGTGTCCATTTATCCGCAGTAACAGTACCACTAGCAGAATATTCCTCAATCACATCAACCGATTTACAATCAGCTGAAACCGCTAATAACCTATAACCAATACGACCATCATCAGTAATTCTAAACCCTAGTGCGTTACCAATTAAATCAGTATCTTTATCTAATTCTAATATAGGGGTTGTCATACCTGAAAAATCTCTACCAGCTCTTACTTGACCATAACCATCTGAAGATGGTTGATTAGTACATAATGTACCTTCAGACCTACCAAATATTAAAAATGGATTTAAGAAATTGGTTGTTTCTTCTCTAATAATTCTTGAATAATATATTTTATTTTTATCGAAATCTCTACCAGCTCTTACTTGCCCATAACCATCTTTTGATGGGGTATTATTACATAACGTACCTTCAGACCTACCAAATATTAAGAAATTATTCTTTATTTGTTTAATATCAATAGGTGGTGGGCTTATAGGTACACTTAAAGTACTACCACTACCATCAACCGTAACATTATTTATATTAACATCAATTTCTTTAATATCTGTACAGAACCCAGACGTTGCGCCTGAAGTACAAGCGGAAAGAGTGTTTCCAGTAAATATATTCCAGAATTTATTTTCAGCCCTTGTACCGACATAATAAAAAAATCCTTTATTTTCTGGATATTCATCATTTAATGTGTTACCTGTTGTACCACTACATATATTATCTGATTTATTTAACCAAGTCTCGATAGTCCAACCTTTTTGGTATCTATTAGGCAAAACTTCATAGTCATAACCATCCAATTTATAAAACCCTTGATAAAATCCCCCACAAAAATTTATGTATGCAGTGGTACCTGTTGTTATTAATTCAGTTGGGTATACGAATTGACCTGTATAACCAGTAACTTTATTTAATTTTAATGCAGTGTCACCAGTAATCACCAATGAACTACCCGTTAAAGTATTTATAAGCTCATTATGAGCGAAATCATCGGTTTCTGGTGTATAAGGTATGCTTCCATTATCTAACCCCGTTAAACCGTATGTAGAGGCCGTAAAGGTACTACTTAAAGGTATAAAAACACTACTTTTTGTGTTAGCACTATTAATTAATGAAATTAATTGGTTATCTGAACTGAAATTAAATGAAGAAATCAAATAATCACTAGGGCTATTATCTAATTTAAAATCAGAGTAGAAAAAATCTTCAACGTCAAAATCAGATATAAAATCAAAATCACTGATATACACACTTGCACTATCACTACACAAATAAAAGTCATAATATTCACTATCACTCACTCGGTAATCAATTCTACTAAAATTATAATTCTTTATATTAGTCATTTATCTTTTTTTATAAATAGTTAATTTTTTATTCTAAAACACATTTTTATAGGCTTTTATTATAAAACTTAAATACCACATGTAATAAATGATTAACCTTGTTCTCCCAATTACACTATATTTGAAATTAAGGCCGTAACCTCTTCAGTCCCAGAATTTCCATCATGTACCCGTACCACTATAAAGTTCCAAATAGTACCATCGTATGTATCCCCAATAACATCCCAATATACTGGCCAAGTTACTGTAAAATTACCAGTTAATTTTACAGTAAATTCGATTATAGTATCACCTGATGGTAAATTACTATCTGAAAATGTGGTTGCACCTGTCATGTAAAATTTCCAATCAGTAGCTAGTGAATGGTCAAAATTATAAGATGTTGCACCACTAACTATAATCCTTTTACCTATTTTAACATAATTACTTTCTAAAAATTCTCTAGTAGTTAATATTCTACCACTTGACTCACCCTCAATTAACGTTTTACTTAAACTTGGTGCTACAATGGTTCTATCGGTATTAAAGAGTAAAACTTTATCTTGTTGAGCTTCTGTTATTTGGTTAGTACTCGTATTACCTTGTGAAAAGCTTATCGTACCAGCGTTGGTGCCGACCATTATATTTAAATCTTTACCCGTTATTATTCCATGCTCCCTTAACCATGGCGCAAAATAATTAGTATTTGGAACTCCAAAATAAAAACCATTACCAAAAGGGTCTCCATTAACTGTAGCTCTAAAACCAGCTAACGCTGCATTGCCCACGGTGTCAGTATTATTTACAAGATATCCAGAATCTTTATTTGATGACGCATTAACATAAAATCCTTCATTATCTGAAACAGGTTTAACTCTGTTTGCAAAATAAACATTTAAAGGGTTAGCAATTGACTCTACGATTTCAGTAGTACCAGTTAAATAACGACCATCTAAATTTGTAATAACAGTCCCACCTGAAACTCTAGTTAAAGTTAAATCACCAGTACCTATATTAAATGAACTAGAAACTACATAATCACTACCACCAGTAAAGGTAACCCCACTGAGTTCAATTTCAACAATTTTACCAGTATCGTTATCCCTACCTAATATTTGTGATGTAGCACCAGTAAATAAGGGTAATGAATTTGGTAAAATAATACCTCTAGCTTGAATATATTGTAAGGCATCAATATTAATAGTATCACCACTAACATTCATTGGTATCAATGCATCGGCAATACCAAAAGTGGTTGTACCAGAAAGTTGTGTATCCGTAAGAAGATACTGTTTTATTTGTCTATTATCGGAATAGTCTACTTTGGTTACAAAAGCCATAAACCCTATTTCTATATAAATATGAGCTTTACACCTTTAATACGATATATATTGATTAAAATGAGAATTGAGCCCCGATAGGTTCACAACCTAAATAAACGTTATTAAGAAATAACCATTTAACCAATTTTTTGGTATTGGCGTTGACAGGTAATCCAATACTATTCTATTTACGTTTTCTACACTCTCTATTGTATTATTAGTCATCACCTCTAATCCATTAGAAAGAGTCTCGTAGTTATTGTAATCATTTGTTACTTCTACAAGAAAATATAATGTAGCTTTCATGTTATGAAAAGTTTACATCGTACTCTACCTCTAAGGGAATTGAGCCGATAGTTTTCCATAAGAATTTTGAATCTCCGTCAGTTACGTAAATATCTATACTGTTTGTTTCTTCATTTATAATGAAGTCTGTTATTATACACTTTTTAGTACCTACTTTGTATTCAGCACCTTTTACATATTTAATATTGTAAGAGTAGTTATCCCCAACTATTAATTTTCTAATGTTTTTTTGCATTTTAGATTTGATTTAGATTTATTTACAAAAATAGTTAAAAATCCTTTACGGAAAATTAAGAGCTTATTTTTTATTTTATGTTAAATTCCATTAAGACCAACAGACATAATAAACTTATTATCATTTGTAATAAGATTTGTAAATAATTGTGTATCTGCTGATGTTGATGTCTTTTCTTCTTTAGTTAAGGTTGTAACAAAATCAGGAGGGCCACCAGACCCATCTGCTCCCTCCGAGTCTATAAATACTTGTCCAGTACCATAAGATGTTGGGTCTAATTCAGATACTGAGCCCACTTCTCCACCTCTATAAGAAAAATAAATAGATAATATAAGAGATGGAGTAGCTACTACTGGGGTAAAAGATTGAGATACTGAGGTACTTGAAGTACTTGAGTTAGTTATAAAAGTGCCAGAAGGTGTATTAGCACTATTTATAAATGTTGCAGCTAAGTGTGCACTATAAAAAGTACCTGAAAGGCTATATGTAATCCTTCTAACACCCGTTGTAGCTAAATCCGAAGTGTAATAAATGGCCTGTTTACTAGAAGGAGTTCCATATAGACTCCAAGTAACACCTTTATCATCAGTAACACTAACAGTGCCTAAATTAGAATATGCAGATATAAATATCATGGCTATTGTATCAGAAGCACCTATTGTTATATCTGCAAAACCTCCAAACCCCCCAACGTTATTAATACCACCAGAAGTGTTGCTAACAGTTGGAAATACTGAAATTGCTCCATAATTTCTAAACTCTAATAAACTTGTTGCCGGTGCTGTGTAATAACTTGGGTCATAAAAACTTGCATTAGCATCTGCAATACAACTAGCTAAATCATTTGTAGTAGGTATTATTTCATTTACCACATCTTGTAAAGAAAATGTATTTGTATTTGGAACCATTTTTATATAAATTTAAAATCAGATTTGTTTCTCCACATTCTACCTCTCTCAGTACTTAAATTTATATCCATTACTACACAAGCTTCTTTTAGGCTTGAAAAAAATATATTTAATTTAGTATGTTGTACTGGACTAGAAACTTTGCTTGACATTTCTGGTCTCTTTTTACCAGTTAGGCTTTTTCCTATATTTTCTTTCCACTCTTCACTAAAATTTTTACCTAGATTAGGTTTATTGTACCCATTTTTGCTTTGGTATATTTTTAATGAATTAGAAATTTTAGATTTAGTGTCTTTATTTTTTTCTTTACCAAACATAGGATTATCTTTCCCTATCATTATAGGAGGAAGGCATCCACCCTCTTTTAAATTATAAAATAGATTACAATCTACTACATATTTATTAACAATTAATTTTTCTGCTTCTTCTACCTCTTCCCTAGAATCAAAAAACTCAATAATTTCTCTTTCAAAATTTTCTTTTCCATATTTTTTTATAGCTCGTAAAATATTCATACCAGAACCTAAATAACCATCTTCTATATTATCAGTAGAATGTACTCCAATATATAATTTTTTATTTATTAGATTTTCTGTTATATATAAGTAGTGATATTTCTTCATTATAATTATTTCTCTAATTTATTTATTCTTGCTTCTAATTCAGCTATCTTCGCAATAAGTAAATCTATATATGCTACAGACTTCATACCTTCAGCATTTGTTCTAATAAAACTAGGGTGGTCTTTTTCTAACTCTTGAGCTATTACCCCATACCTTTTTTGACCAGCTTCTGATTTAAGTTCAAATTGTTTCCAATTAATATTAATAGGCTCAATTTCTAAATCTTTAATTTTTGTTTTTAATCTTTTATCAGAGCTTAACACAAAATTTGTGGCAGTCACATCCCCAGTAAACCTACCTGTACCAGTTACATCTAGTTTGTATGCTGGAGATGTTGTACCAATACCTACGTTACCATCAGATGAAATTCTTACTCTTTCTAACGCTGTGCTGCTATTAGGTGAAGTAAATAAAGCCATTCCAGTTGCATTAGAACTTGCTGATTCAGCAACCGCCCCTATCTTAACTTGCTTACCATATTCTGTTGAAAACCCATTATTAACGCTAATTGTAGTTACGTCATTGATATTTGTTGAAAATCCTTTAAACATCGCTATATTAGCATTGT